GGAGGAAGATATTATGGCAAATTTTGAAAATATTACAATTGAAAAGGGTATGTATCAGACAAAGGGCGGAATTTCGGGCGCACTTGAAAAGCTTGATCCGTCAGAAAATTACAGAGGTACTGCACTTGAGGGACTTGACGCATTTTCCCGTCAGCTCAAACGCTTTGACATTAAGGTTAAGGGCAGAAACAGCGACTGTGTTGAAAAGTTTTTTCAGAGTTCAAACTCTGCGGCACTTTTCCCCGAATATGTAAGCAAAGCCGTTATGCAGGGCATGGAGAGAGCGGATATTCTCCCAAATCTTGTGGCAACCGTGACAGACATTGAGGGTATGGATTACCGCAGTATTGCATCTGTTCCGAGTGAGGATGACAAGAGTTTTAAACTCGTCGGAGAGGATACAAAGATTCCGCAGACTGAGGTTAAGACAAGAGAAAATCTTGTTAAGCTCCACAAGCGTGGTAGAATGCTTGTTGCATCATATGAGGCTCTTCGCTTTCAGCGTCTTGACCTCTTTGCCGTAACACTCAATCAGATTGGCGCATATATTGCAAGAGCACAGCTTAAAGATGCGATTGATGTGCTTGTGAACGGTGACGGCAATGATAATCCTGCCGGTACTGTGGCTGTGGCAACAGGCGGCAAGGTTACATATGAGGATCTTTTAAAGCTTTGGACAGAGCTTGCTCCGTATGAGCTCAACACAATTCTTGCGTCAACCCCCGAAATGCAGAAGATTCTTTCGCTCTCTCAACTTCAGGATTCAAACGCAGGTTTTGATTTTCAGGTTCAGAATTCAAACGCAGGTCTTGATTTTCAGGCTACGGGCAGAATATTTACACCTCTCGGTGCAAGCCTTTTTCACACTCCCGAACTTGAGGGCGGTAAGATTATCGGTCTTGACAAAAACTGTGCGCTTGAAATGGTTCAGGTAGGCGGTGTTGTTACAGATTACGACAAGCTTATTGACCGTCAGTTTGAAAGAGCCGCAGTTACCTGTACCGCCGGTTTTTCAAAAATCTTTACAGAGGCGTCAAAGGTAATGAATTGTTAAGGAAGGGGTGGAATAATGTTACAGTTTGTATGTATTGTCATTGGAGCGATATTTGGCGGTTGTTTTGTAGCTACTGTAATGGCACTTATTTTTGCTCATACCGATATTTACGATCAAAAGGAGGATAGCGATGAAGAAGAACAGTTACAAGAAAGTGAACGGTAAGAATGAGTGGACAGTCGAAGAGTTGCGTGGATTAAAATATAACAACCCCTTCTTTCATCATTCAAAACGGTGGAAGTCTTGGGCAAAGAAACAGCTCAATCGTACATTCAGACGAAAAAGTCAATCATTGACAAGAAATTTATATAATAGGGAGGAATAAAAATGAGAGATAATCTTGGAGATAGAATGAAAGGGTATGAAAATGTTAATAGAACATACCTCACAAAAAGAACGCCAGTTATTATTAGAATTGACGGAAAATCATTTCATACATTGACAAGAGGTTTTCGAAAACCATTTGATGATATTCTTTCGACAACCATGCAAGAAACGATGAAATATCTATGTGAGAATATACAAGGTTGTGTTTTAGGATATACGCAATCAGATGAAATCACACTTGTACTTGTTGATTATAAAAACATAGATACATCAGCTTGGTTTGATTACAATGTGCAGAAATGTGTCAGTGTATCGGCAAGTATGGCAACATTTGCTTTTAACAATTTTTTAAAAAGGAATGTTCGTATTTTGCGTAGAAACAATGAAAGCGATGAGTATTATCGTGGAGTACTTGACAGGGCTGTAGAAAAAGGTGCAATGTTTGACGCTCGTGTATTTAATATCCCTAAAGAGGAGGTCTGTAACAACCTCTTGTGGAGACAGAACGATGCTACCAGAAATTCAATTCAGATGGTTGGCAGAGCATATTTTTCTCACAAACAATTAGACAGACAATCTGCAGCAAATATTCAGGATATGCTTATGCTTGATAAAAGTATTAACTGGAATAATTACCCTATTAAATATAAGAGAGGTAGCTGTTGTGTTCGCAAGATAGACGACATAACAGGCAGAAGTAATTGGGTGATTGATAACGCAATTCCTATTTTTAAAGCAGACGGTCGGGAGTATATTAATGACTTAGTATATGTAGGAGAATAAAAGAGGAGTTTTAAATATGCCAACAGGATTTACATCTTTTATTGAAAATGGAACAATAACAACAGGAAAAGATTTTCTTTTACTCTGTTCTCGCAATTTTGGTTTAGCAGCAAAAATAAGCAGAGATAAAGGGTTGAAAACATCTATACCAACGCATTTCACACCTAATAACTTTTATCAAAAACATTATGAAGAATCTGTAGAGAAATATAAGAAATTTTCTCAAATGACAGATGCAGAGTTTGCTAAATATGTGCGTACAGAACATGATTCATGCATAGATAGAGCCAAACAGTGTTTGAACGAGATGATTGCAAAAGATAAAGTGTATCAACGCATCAAACAAGAAGTGGTGAAATGGAAACCACCGACTGACCAGCATGAAAACATTAAGATGTTTGCGCTAAACCAGATTGATATATGCATAAGTACAGATCACGACTATGATTATTATATGCAAATTATAAACAAGACATTTGACGATACTCCAGAAAGTGTCAAAGAATATAAGAAAAACTTTTTGAAGTCGTTAAAGGACGAAATACGGCAAGCTAAATCAGATTTAGACAGAGAAATTAAGCGAGTCGAAGATTATAACATTTTTATGAAGCAGTTTTTGGAAAGTTTGGAAACGATAAAAGTATAGTTTTACAGTTAAAACCGTGATTGCCGTTTTTATCCTTCAATAATTGCCAATAATTGCATTTATAGCAGTAAAATGAGCAGATAAAAACGGATATTGCGTAATTAACCAAAGAGGTGAAAATGTGAAAATTTATATTATTACAAAAGGAAGTTATTCAGACTATCATATTTGTAATGTAACAACCGATTATGAAAAAGCAAAACGATACAAAGAAGCTTACTCTGATAATTGGGAGGAAGCTTGTATTGAAGTGTATGAAGATGGAGAAAACGGTAAAGAAAACTATTGTTGGGTGTATAATCCTGTTAGCAATACAGCAAAAATAAGTAACTACAACGAAAAGGAAAGAGTTATGGAAGATAGAGAAGGTAAAATTTACAGTGTAGATGTTTACGCTCCAGACGAAAAACACGCCATTAAAAAAGCACAAGATATGATTGCTAAACACAAAGCCGAACAGGCAGGGTTGTAAATCGTAAATACATATAAGAATTTGAAACAAGGGAGAGTACGCTCTCCCTTTGGCATTTGCATTGTCGAAAGACTGCTTTACTTAAAGTAAAGTATTAGAAAGGTTAGGAGCAGAAGACTCATCCGGCGAGGATGGAGCTGAAGGCGAAGTGAATGAAATGCACGGTGACGAAAACGAGGAGATGCGACTATCCCACAAACCCAAGGGTTACAACTGAAAGGAGCTTACGAATCCATGATTCGCCTGCTGGAATAGCCACATCAAAGCTATGATTACATCAACCAATCCCAATGACCAAGCTTCCCGCAGTGTCTTCTCACTGCTACAATTGTATTTAGAAATGCCAAAATCTAAGGAGGAATAGAAGTGGATTTAATTACAAATTTATACACACGAAGTTGTTTTGATAGCCGTCTTAAGTTTGAAGATAATTGCCCTAAGATAATCGAAGCATTTGTCAAATGTGTTTATGAGCCTTATTACACTAAGGGCGGTGATTTGCCATCTATATTTTTTGGTTGTGTTCACGGGACACAGACACCACAGAGAGGTGAAACAGACAAAGCTGTTTATATATGGTATAGTGACATAGAACCCACTATGGAGGAAATTAATAAGAAATTTGACTGTAGTGTGGAATCGTATGAGAATTATGATAAGTATTGTGAATCAACCCATAATAAATCAAAAGGATGGGTTAGCGACAATCAGTATATTTTTTGGGCAGAGCCGTTTAATGCAAAATGTGTAGAAGAAACGATAGCTGTTTTTCTTATTCCGCTGTTTGACTTTGTTTGCACAGCAAAAGAGATCAAAAACAAATTCAAACCAATTGTTGATGGAATAAGCCAAGGTTCGTATGATAAATTGTTCGAGTTAGCCGACAAAATTTCAGAAGAAAAAGGATTATCGAAGGTTGTGTTAAATGCTCAAATTGCCGATCTTGCACAATATAAAAAGAAACGCACTCTTGATCGACTACACGAAAGAATTAAGGATTATGAATCGGGTTATAGACATCTTGTAGCAGATGCAGCAAGGGTTTACGAAAACTTGTTGGATTGCAAAAAACAATTATCATTATACAATGACAACGATAATGATAATGCTGCATTGATAGATATGCTTACAAACAACAGTGCGATTTCTGATGTGAAAATTAACGGAGGAGACTTTGAGTTTGTAGTATGCAACCCGATTACTCAGTATGATGAGGATGCTTTTGCCGAAATATTAAAATCAGAAAATTCCACTATTAATAATATGCCAAGCGTAGGTAAGGATGTTTTATGTTGGATGGTTGATGGCATAATTGATTTACTAACCGAATGTAGAATCTGTATACATCTTGATAACAATTCTTTTGATGCTTATGAGACAAATATATACGGTTATATGCCTCATCCTCATTTGGCTTTATTTAATTGCTTTGGAGGTTTTAGAATAGATATCGCAACTGCATTAGCAGAAGGCAATATCTGCTACGCAATACAGCTTATTCTTACTGCGTCACAAAATTTGAATTTTATGGATTCTGCGGTGATGGGCAAATTGGGAACTCTACTCAACGAGGCAGACTACTCGTGTGTTATGGATAAGGAGTCTGGAGAAGTTATGACAGTAAACGAATGGAACGAAAGGAGAAAATAAAATGCAACTTTTAAAGATGCCGACAGGTATAGAAACACCTACAATATCTTTCACTCCATTAGCTTTTGCCAAAATGATGATGCTTGTTGAGGTAAATGACAAAGAGGTGGGGTGGCATGGCACAGTTGAAAGGCAAAACAGCAACTTTGTTATTACTGATATCTTTGTATATCCTCAAGTAGTTACTCGAACAACCGTTGAGCCTTCTCAGGAAGAGTATAACGAATGGCAGACTGAGTTGCCAGATGATATACATAACAGTCTTAGATTTCATGGGCATTCTCATGTAAATATGGGAACATCGGCATCATCTGTTGATGCAAAATTTCAGCAAGATATCGTGAAAATGATTGATAATACTGATTTTTATATCTTTATGATTATAAATAAAAAAGGTGATTTTAATATATATCTTTATGATGGTGTGCTTAATTTAGCATATAAGTCTACAAGTAAGGATACTCAGCCTGAGATAACACTAAATACAAATAATATTCAGTCGTTTGGAAAAATACTTTGTGTTTCACCTGAAGTTTACGACACATTGATGTCTTTCAAGGAAGAATCAAAAGGTATGGTTACAGAACCAAAACCAGTATCGTATTCGTATTATGAATATCCTTACAACTACGGTAATGCTGGTGTAAAAAGCCAGAGTTCTATTAAGCTATCTATTGTAGAGATTCAAGATATATTTGGTGTTTCTTATGTGGATGCCAAAGATATACATGATGAGTTGAGTAATCTTGTACATAAAGAAGTGATAACTAACGATAGGCAGTCATTGATTGAACAGGCAAGTTTGTATATAGATTAAGGAGGTTTTACGGAATGGATTTAAGTAAATTAGGAGATATTAACCCATATCAGAGGGAGTTGTCAACCACTATACATATAGTTGGATGCGGAAGCGTAGGGAGTACGCAGGCAGAGCTTCTTGCAAGATATGGCTTTTGCAAGTTTAAATTATATGATTTTGATTTCGTTGAAAGTAAAAATCTTTGCAATCAGATGTTTTTTAATTCTGATTTAAACCACAACAAAGCAGAGTCATTAAAAAACATCTTGCTTTCAGTTAATCCGGATATCGAAGTTCAGGTGTTTGGTAAAGGCTATATTGATCAGCGGCTTAACGGAATCGTAATTCTTTGTGCTGACAATATTGATTTGTGCAGAAATATTTGCAAGCAGAATAGACTTAATCCATACATAAAAGTAATGTTAAATTATCGTACTGCAAGATACGATGCACAGCACTATGCAGTAGAGTGGAGAGATAAACCAAGTGTGGATAATTTGATTAAAACAATGAACTTCACACATGAAGAAGCAAAAGCCGAAACTCCAGTGTCAGCATGCGGAGTAGAGATTGGTGAATCTATTGTTGTAAGAGATATTGTACTTAAAGGTACAACAAATCTGTTTAAATGGATTACCGAAAGAAAATTAAGCCCTTTGATTATATCTTCTCCATATAAATTTGACACGGTAGTAATGTAAAGGAGGGACAAGTATGTGCTACTATGTGTGTTTGCCAAAAACCGAATCGAAGCCTAACATTTGGAGTTGGCTTGAAGGAGATATACATTCTCCACAGTGGTTATGGGGTACTAAATCTGCGGCAGCCACAGTAACTCGCAGAGTTGATTTTATACCTGCGAGTGCAAAAGACAAATACAATGTCAATTTTATTGTTGGCACATTGGATGCCTTTAATAAAAAATGGAGTTATCTTGGACAAGAAATTGAAAAACATTATTCTCATTTCTATATTCCAAAAAAGAAATTAGACGAATATGGCAGAGTTAAATGGAGAGAAATCTGTGCTCCGGATGATGAATTATCTGAAGCATTGAAGGATTTAAAAGAGATTTTCGAGACTGCGGGTGTTTCATTACATCACACCAACGCATACGCTTATGTTCGACATAGAACAGCCTCGGATGCAGTTTCCAAGCATCAGTATAACCATAGTCGCTGGTGGATAACAACTGATTTTCAAAACTTTTTTGGTAATACTACCAAAGAATTTCTTATGTCTATGATGGCACAAATATTTCCATTTAGTGCAGTTATTGAACGAGATTTTGGAAAAGAGTGTTTAAGCAGGGCATTGGATTTATGTTTTCTTAATGGGGGCTTGCCACAAGGAACTCCAATCAGTCCAATGCTTACTAATATTATGATGATACCGTTTGACTACATAATGACAAAAAAATGCCGTGAAAAAGACTATATATATACTCGATATAGCGATGATATACAAGTTTCACACCGTAGAAAGTTTAATCCAGATGAAGTTCTTGGATTCATCCATGAGACACTGACTCAAATTCACGCTCCGTTTACAATTGAGAAAGAAAAAACAAAGTTTAAAAGTGGAAATCAGTTCGTATTAGGTGTTATGTATAATCAAAATTGCGACATTACAGTCGGTCATAAGAACAAAAAAGAGTTCAAAGCTACATTGTTTAATTATATGTGTGATAGGCTAAACGGTAAAGTTTGGGAGTTGCCACAACTCCAACAAATGATGGGTAAATTTGCATACTACTCGATGATTGAAAAAGAGTATTTTGAAAATGTAATGAAGGAATATTCTCGTAAATTTAAACAGGATGTTATGAAATGTATCAAAGCAGACTTGCGTAGATGCTAATAACATCTGGTGGAATTTGATTAAATTCTTAATGAAAATTCATTGCAAGTTTTTCGGAAACCATTTTGCTTGCAAATATATTGAGCAGTCGCCAAGCGGTTAAGGCACTGGACTTTGACTCCAGTATCGTGGGTTCAATTCCCACCTGCTCAGCCAAACGGTATTGTGTAGCTTTATAACCTTGCGGTTCAAAATAAAAATCTACTGTCATTGTAGAAAGACTTTATACTAATTAGTTACTTAATTTGGCGTTGAACGACGATGTCCTTTTACTGTTGTTCCATCAGCCTTCAATCTGCACAATACCGAATATGACACAGTAGTCCAACGGCAGAGACAGCAGACTTAAAATCTGTACAGTGAGAGTTCAAATCTCTTCTGTGTCACCATATGGACTGTTAGCTCAACTGGTTAGAGCGGCAAACTCATAATTTGCGGGTACAGGGTTCGACTCCCTGACAGTCCACCATTTACAAGTGCGTGCAATCGGCACAAACTCATTTTGTAACCTCCTTGACGCATGACGGATAAGCGTCACCATAACGGTACATGGTTGTTCATCGGTATGAACTGAGTCCGTCCAAATCAAAGAAAGGAAAGAGTCCAATGAAGAAGTTAAAAGCTGAACTACATAGAATGAGATTCTGGATAAGTGCAATATCAATTTCTATTACGGTTCCATTGTTTATAATTGCTCGTTTGGGAGCAGTGAATGAACGAAAATCAGAAATGCTCGGTGGTGAATTATTGATTTTGTTCATTCCATTCATTGCAAATATGGTTTACATAAACATCAAAGACACAATAATTGAGCATCGTAGAATGACGATGATTCTCAAAAGGAAGAAAGTTCCAAAGCCCACAATTGTGGTTAAAAATATTAAGAGCATAAAGGAGAATACATAATGAAAGGTTATAAAGCCTCCATAAAGGTTTAATTTGTAGGGGTGGGAGAATGAAGAAAAAAATACTTGCTTGTGTTGTGATTATTGTAACAATCTCAATGTTAATGATTGGTTGTACATCTGTAAACTGTACAGACGAAACATCAGACAGAATAGATAATATGTTTGTGCGTGTAGGATGGAATAGTTGGTTAGATGCATGGATAGTGTATGATACTGAAACTAAAGTAATGTACACAATATCAGACATACCATATAATAAAGGAACAATGACTTTACTCGTTGATGAAAATGGTAAACCAAAACTTTGGAAAGAATAATACGAAGGATGTGATTAATAATGTCCGTAGAGAAAAACCAACTTTTTAAGGTTGGAGATAGGGTTAAAATACTTCCGACAATACTTGCAGACTATCCTAAATTTCCGTATGTAGGAGTAGTAGGTAGAGTGTGTGCCATTGAAGGCTATGGTAATCAGATAGGTGTTGAGTTTTCGACCCCTCACAATTACTTACACAACTGTAACGGAGCAGCTAAGCAGGATTCTGGCTGGTGGTGTTATAGGAAACATTTGAAATTTATACCTGATGATAATTTGCCAGATATTTGGGAGTATATTAAATAAAAGTGAGGTTTTATTGGAATTTAACTGATAAAAACCAAGAATAAATTCAACATTTAAACAAGATAGTATAGAGGTGTAAAAAAAATGATTGATTGTAATATCACTAAAAATTACTTCAACGAAAAGTTGAGGATGACGAAAAGAACAAGAAAAGGGTTATGTAAAATTGATTGTTCCGTGTGTCCTTTATGCAGTGAAAATAACGGGACATCCGGTCTTGTTTCGTGTACCACTCTTGAAATGCTTCACCCTGAAAAGGCAATAGAAATAGTTCAGCAGTGGAGCAATGCAAATCCGCAGAGAACTTATTTGAGTGAGCTTTTGAAAATCTTTCCAAATACTCCGCTTAAGGATGACGGAACTCCTAAAGGTATATGTCTACATGAATTAGGGGCAACGAGTTTAGATAATTGCGAAGTAGACAATGCGTGTGCTAAATGCTGGAATCAGCCTATTCCTGAGGACGGTGAAAAATGATCGGAACAACCCTCGGTAAATATTATGATTTTTATGCCATTGATGAATATTATTGTGAAGATGATGAAGTTTTACCAAGACCTCCCAAAGTTATCGGCAAACCTTGTGGGGCAAAAATTTATAAAAAGCACATATACTTTCATTGTCGAAGCATGTTGAGATAATCAGTTTTAATGGAAGTTAAGGAAAGGAAGATTAAAATAATGGCAAAATTTGCGATAACTTATGAAAATGAAACAATCAAATATGAGCTTACTTTTAAAGATAAAGTGTATGACTTTACAATGTATAAAGATGATTGCGGTATGCACTCTGATAAACAATTGTTTAGCTATCAGTTGGAAAACGATGGTGTTGACACTTCTATGTTAGATTGGGATATAGATAATGTAGTCTTTACAACCGATGAAGTAGAAATCCTTGATACACTTAAAATGTTAGAAGCAATTGAGTAGAAGGAAGAAGAATGAAAATAGTTTATCACAATGACGCAGACGGTAAATGTGCAGGTTTCTGGGTTCAGGAACTCGCCTACGCAGTAGAATATATCGGTTATATAAAAATGGATTATGGTAGAGAATTTCCATTTGATAAGATTAAGAAAAATGAAACAGTATATATTGTTGATTACTCAATCGAGCCAAGTGAAATGGATAAACTTCTTGAAATCACGCCGAATGTTACTTGGATCGACCACCATATTTCAGCAATTAAAAAATATGAAAACTATGATAAAGAAATTCGTGGTGTCAGATATGACGGAGTAGCAGGCTGTATGCTTACATATTGTTATTTGAAGCACATGACGAACGGTGGTATTGGTGACATTAAACCATTCGAGGAAATTATGACGAAGGATGCTCCAATGTTTACAAAACTGATAGCTGATTACGATGTATGGACTTTCAACTATGGACATTTAACTAAAGAATTTCACGCAGGATTGAAAGCAATGCCGAATACAGAACCAAACAGTAATTGCTGGCTGGAATTAAATGATCCTGTATATGGTTATGGTGCTACAAACGCTTTAATTAAGGAAGGTGTTTCGAGGATTCAGTATCGCAAAGAAACAATGACACATTATTGTGAAACTTTCGGTTTTGAGGTTATGTTTAACGGTTACAAATGCTTTGCTGTTAATATGGGAATGATGAGTAGTGACGATTTTGTTATTAATAACATTGACGATTATGATATGCTGATTGGCTTTGTTTTCAATGGTCACGAATGGAGATATTCTTTGCGTTCAACGAAGGTTGATTGTTCAAAGGTTGCTATGTTGTATGGCGGTGGCGGTCATAAAGGTGCTGCTGGGTTTAATACCAAAGAATGTGTTTTAGAAAAGGGTGATGTTAGAAAAGGGTGATGGCTGTGCAAATTCTTAAACACGGAAAATATTATCATCCACCACAGTTGTGTATCTGTCCAAAATGCGGATGCAAATTTGTGGTAGATGATGATGAATGTGAGTATTCTTACTTTGATGATATTTACGGATGTGAGTGTCCTGAATGTGATACAAGAAGTCCGTCAGTAGGGGATTATAAAAAATGGTAAAGATTATTAAAAATGGTACAGATTGTGTGACGAAATTATTTCATCAGGATGGCAGTATAGTCAGTTTTGAGTGCAGAATGTGTGGTTGTGTTTTTGAAACCGACATTTACTCGATTAGAGCTTTTAGTAATCCTGTATATAGAGAATCAGTTTGTCCACAATGCTTGTCAACCACTAAGAAACTTGGTGCAATCGGCTAATAAAATACATATTTTAAGGAGGTGTAAGAAATGGATATAACGACAATTATATCAATTGTGGTTTCGGCAATTGCGGTAATAATTGCAATCGCTTGTGATATTTGTATTGCCGTAAATCACAAAAAATTAAAGAAGGCTGAGAGAAAAGTGAAAAGTCTTAATATATACATAAAAACTACAAAAGCGTATATGAATGCTCTTGAGCAGGATTACAGAGAGGTGGTTAAGAAAACCGAGAGAGAGGCGGTGTAATGTTAGATTGTGAAAGACAAGCAATGCAAAGTTTATCAAAAGAACAATTGATTTACCTTATTGAACATTTGTTGCGTATTGAAGAACGAATTAGCACTTACTGTAGTGAGGTAACTAAAGAACATATGTGTTCTGATGAAGCTGTTTTCCATATTAGTGCGAGACTTTATGAGATACCTACTATTAACAGTATGACTATTAACAATAAGACTCTGCCTGCATATATTGATATGCAATTAGGTAAAATTACTGACGAAGAGTTTAGATGTATTTTTTGTGGTTAATAAGGAGGATTGGATAAGAATTGAGTAAGTGTATGTTATGTCTACATAAACAAGTATGTCGATATAACGATGGAGTTAATGAATGGTGCAAGTCAACATACAAATGTCCTCACTTTAACGATGACGATGTATCATTTTGGCTTTATGCCGACATTGACGATGTTATGGACTACATCAAGGCTAAGAATAATGTTACAAATACTTAGCAAAAGAGCGGAATAATGTTACCTTAGCAAAAGGAGGAAGATATTATGGCAAATTTTGAAAATATTACAATTGAAAAGGGTATGTATCAGACAAAGGGCGGAATTTCGGGCGCACTTGAAAAGCTTGATCCGTCAGAAAATTACAGAGGTACTGCACTTGAGGGACTTGACGCATTTTCCCGTCAGCTCAAACGCTTTGACATTAAGGTTAAGGGCAGAAACAGCGACTGTGTTGAAAAGTTTTTTCAGAGTTCAAACTCTGCGGCACTTTTCCCCGAATATGTAAGCAAAGCCGTTATGCAGGGCATGGAGAGAGCGGATATTCTCCCAAATCTTGTGGCAACCGTGACAGACATTGAGGGTATGGATTACCGCAGTATTGCATCTGTTCCGAGTGAGGATGACAAGAGTTTTAAACTCGTCGGAGAGGATACAAAGATTCCGCAGACTGAGGTTAAGACAAGAGAAAATCTTGTTAAGCTCCACAAGCGTGGTAGAATGCTTGTTGCATCATATGAGGCTCTTCGCTTTCAGCGTCTTGACCTCTTTGCCGTAACACTCAATCAGATTGGCGCATATATTGCAAGAGCACAGCTTAAAGATGCGATTGATGTGCTTGTGAACGGTGACGGCAATGATAATCCTGCCGGTACTGTGGCTGTGGCAACAGGCGGCAAGGTTACATATGAGGATCTTTTAAAGCTTTGGACAGAGCTTGCTCCGTATGAGCTCAACACAATTCTTGCGTCAACCCCCGAAATGCAGAAGATTCTTTCGCTCTCTCAACTTCAGGATTCAAACGCAGGTTTTGATTTTCAGGTTCAGAATTCAAACGCAGGTCTTGATTTTCAGGCTACGGGCAGAATATTTACACCTCTCGGTGCAAGCCTTTTTCACACTCCCGAACTTGAGGGCGGTAAGATTATCGGTCTTGACAAAAACTGTGCGCTTGAAATGGTTCAGGTAGGCGGTGTTGTTACAGATTACGACAAGCTTATTGACCGTCAGTTTGAAAGAGCCGCAGTTACCTGTACCGCCGGTTTTTCAAAAATCTTTACAGAGGCGTCAAAGGTAATGAATTGTTAAGGAAGGGGTGGAATAATGTTACAGTTTGTATGTATTGTCATTGGAGCGATATTTGGCGGTTGTTTTGTAGCTACTGTAATGGCACTTATTTTTGCTCATACCGATATTTACGATCAAAAGGAGGATAGCGATGAAGAAGAACAGTTACAAGAAAGTGAACGGTAAGAATGAGTGGACAGTCGAAGAGTTGCGTGGATTAAAATATAACAACCCCTTCTTTCATCATTCAAAACGGTGGAAGTCTTGGGCAAAGAAACAGCTCAATCGTACATTCAGACGAAAAAGTCAATCATTGACAAGAAATTTATATAATAGGGAGGAATAAAAATGAGAGATAATCTTGGAGATAGAATGAAAGGGTATGAAAATGTTAATAGAACATACCTCACAAAAAGAACGCCAGTTATTATTAGAATTGACGGAAAATCATTTCATACATTGACAAGAGGTTTTCGAAAACCATTTGATGATATTCTTTCGACAACCATGCAAGAAACGATGAAATATCTATGTGAGAATATACAAGGTTGTGTTTTAGGATATACGCAATCAGATGAAATCACACTTGTACTTGTTGATTATAAAAACATAGATACATCAGCTTGGTTTGATTACAATGTGCAGAAATGTGTCAGTGTATCGGCAAGTATGGCAACATTTGCTTTTAACAATTTTTTAAAAAGGAATGTTCGTATTTTGCGTAGAAACAATGAAAGCGATGAGTATTATCGTGGAGTACTTGACAGGGCTGTAGAAAAAGGTGCAATGTTTGACGCTCGTGTATTTAATATCCCTAAAGAGGAGGTCTGTAACAACCTCTTGTGGAGACAGAACGATGCTACCAGAAATTCAATTCAGATGGTTGGCAGAGCATATTTTTCTCACAAACAATTAGACAGACAATCTGCAGCAAATATTCAGGATATGCTTATGCTTGATAAAAGTATTAACTGGAATAATTACCCTATTAAATATAAGAGAGGTAGCTGTTGTGTTCGCAAGATAGACGACATAACAGGCAGAAGTAATTGGGTGATTGATAACGCAATTCCTATTTTTAAAGCAGACGGTCGGGAGTATATTAATGACTTAGTATATGTAGGAGAATAAAAGAGGAGTTTTAAATATGCCAACAGGATTTACATCTTTTATTGAAAATGGAACAATAACAACAGGAAAAGATTTTCTTTTACTCTGTTCTCGCAATTTTGGTTTAGCAGCAAAAATAAGCAGAGATAAAGGGTTGAAAACATCTATACCAACGCATTTCACACCTAATAACTTTTATCAAAAACATTATGAAGAATCTGTAGAGAAATATAAGAAATTTTCTCAAATGACAGATGCAGAGTTTGCTAAATATGTGCGTACAGAACATGATTCATGCATAGATAGAGCCAAACAGTGTTTGAACGAGATGATTGCAAAAGATAAAGTGTATCAACGCATCAAACAAGAAGTGGTGAAATGGAAACCACCGACTGACCAGCATGAAAACATTAAGATGTTTGCGCTAAACCAGATTGATATATGCATAAGTACAGATCACGACTATGATTATTATATGCAAATTATAAACAAGACATTTGACGATACTCCAGAAAGTGTCAAAGAATATAAGAAAAACTTTTTGAAGTCGTTAAAGGACGAAATACGGCAAGCTAAATCAGATTTAGACAGAGAAATTAAGCGAGTCGAAGATTATAACATTTTTATGAAGCAGTTTTTGGAAAGTTTGGAAACGATAAAAGTATAGTTTTACAGTTAAAACCGTGATTGCCGTTTTTATCCTTCAATAATTGCCAATAATTGCATTTATAGCAGTAAAATGAGCAGATAAAAACGGATATTGCGTAATTAACCAAAGAGGTGAAAATGTGAAAATTTATATTATTACAAAAGGAAGTTATTCAGACTATCATATTTGTAATGTAACAACCGATTATGAAAAAGCAAAACGATACAAAGAAGCTTACTCTGATAATTGGGAGGAAGCTTGTATTGAAGTGTATGAAGATGGAGAAAACGGTAAAGAAAACTATTGTTGGGTGTATAATCCTGTTAGCAATACAGCAAAAATAAGTAACTACAACGAAAAGGAAAGAGTTATGGAAGATAGAGAAGGTAAAATTTACAGTGTAGATGTTTACGCTCCAGACGAAAAACACGCCATTAAAAAAGCACAAGATATGATTGCTAAACACAAAGCCGAACAGGCAGGGTTGTAAATCGTAAATACATATAAGAATTTGAAACAAGGGAGAGTACGCTCTCCCTTTGGCATTTGCATTGTCGAAAGACTGCTTTACTTAAAGTAAAGTATTAGAAAGGTTTAAAATTATGACTGGAAATATAATTATTTTCGAGAGTGGAAAAATAATTATATTTAGAAATGCCAAAGACTAAGGAGGAATTTAAGTAAATATGTTTGCTTTAACTAAAATTGATAGTATACCAGACAATTATCAAAAATATCATATACATAATAATTTACTAATATCTAATAGAATACGAAGTCATCTGGTTCAGAGATTTCCTGATTGTCATTGGGAAGTCACACACAATGATATTTATATTAATGTGAGTCTTAAATCTTCACCTTGGGAGAAAAATAGTAAAATTGTTCATGCGATTGCTGATTATGCGTATTATTATGCAGATAGCTATAATTACGATCACACTGATATAAATTCTGATTATTGTAATATGAATTTTTTCGGCGTATACAAGAACAATATTATTGCGAAAGATTATACACAATTAGGAGCAACAAGCAAAACTCAACAGATGGAGCTTGAATTTATGCGTCAGTATAATGAAGCATTTACAAATGAATAAGAAATAAAACAGCGAAGACAAAAATCTTCGCTGTTTTTGTTGTAAGGAGGCATCTATGGAGAAATACAATTATGTTGAAGCAGTTAAAGAAAATGTCAGAAGTTATATTAGAGATAATATAAAAATTCTGGAATATATAAGCAGAGACGAGAAAGAAGAGATAATTAGTAATGGGGTACTAACTGAATATATGAATCCTTTGTTAGTGCAAGCAAATAAAAAGTTCGCAGACATTGAAAATTGGACAGCCGAAGAACATTTGTGTCACAATTTTGATTTGCTATTCAAGGCAGTGAATGTGTTTGGTTTAGATTTTGAACAGACATTGACAGGACAACCGGCATATGCAGATGGCATAGTAAGATGTTATGTTGTAGAAAGAGCGGTATCTGAGGTTCTTGATGAGTATGAAGATTTTTTAGATACGGAGGAATGAATATGACAGATGTTTACAAGATATTGAACGATGGTACAGTAAACAAACACACATTTGCACTATCGGCAAAACAAGCTCTAATTGCTTGTATTATGCAAGAGAGGTTTCATAACTACAACACTTGGGAATATCCATATGACATCAACGGCATTGTGTCTCACAAAAGAGGTAATGTTGTTCGTTTTGTGTATGACTGTGGTGATTATTGCTTTTGGTGCAAACAAAAGAATGAGGTGTTGTAAATGAGTAGAATTATTTGTTTTGAAAAATGGGATTATGATCGTGGCACGCTTAACCAGATGAGTTTTGAGTTTGATGATTCTATTACAATAAATCAGATTTCTAAGTTGGCAGACAGGATTTTAAATGACTACTACGATGAATCAGAAACCAATGACGAAATCGAACTTGATGAAGTTTATATTTATAACAAATGTTATGAATTTTGTAAAGAGCAAGGGTTTATATTTAATACAATCAAACCTGATATTACTGTCAGTTTAGACACGCAGAAAGTACATATAAAAGACGAAATTGATTATTTATAACACGGTATTTTTACCGTGTCGGGTGTAAAACTAAAAAATAATCAAAAAAGAGGTAAAAAACTATGTATTATGTAGGCTGTTTTAGACCTAACGGCTCAGAAATTTTAGGGACTGGCTCAGGTCAAGGATTTTTTAACTACAAAAGATTATCAAGTGTAGTTAAAATTTTGCGTGAGTATCATATCGGAAAGCACGAAATCTATCACAATGTGTCACACATTACCTATAAAATATGGGAAATAACAGACTCAGAAATGTTCAAAGATTTTGAAAATTATAAAAACCCCATATTAGTTTTATAACTTTAAAGAGATTTTAAAAGAAGAATTTTATAAATAATCAAAATACGCTGTGATACCGGCGAAACGGTTAGATCAGCAAGGATAATTACTACCAGCAGGGGTTAGAAATTATCGAGGAGGAATCATCAAAATGTTTGTTGTGAAGTATCACGCAAAAGGACATCGGACGAAATATCTGGGAGACAAAAAGGAAGTTGTAAATAAAAGATGTGCTATTGCTTTTGGTGAGAGCTTGCGGGAGCAATTCGAGCAGGTAGAGTCCGAGCATTGCACTTTGGAAGATATAAAGGTATCTGACACTGCTGAAATGATGTATAAAAATAGTTATATTAAAGTCGGTAACATTAAATGGTAATAAAACTAACATTTCATTAATATTAAGGAGAAAATACAGATGAGCAAATACAATTATTATGAAGCTGTACACGATGATATTGTAACAGCTATTTTTGATAATTATAGTAATGAACAGATTGTAACAAATCTCAGAAATGATGAAGAGAAGTTTAAGGAAATACTTCATGATGATTTGTTTTCTGAAGATTCAGTTACAGGTAATGGTTCTGGAAGTTATACGATGAACAGAGTAAAAGCTGAAGAAAATATTAATAATAATTGGGATTTATTTTCTGAAGCTCTTGATAATTTTGAAGATAGTTTGAGCAGTTACATATATGGTGATACTCTTGATTTTGAAGAAATTGATGTAGTGATTAGATGCTATTTACTCAGGAATACGATAAATGTAGTTGTTGACGAATTAAAAGAACAGTTTAAGGAGGAATTATAATGTTACGGAAAATAATTACAAAATCAGATGCAGCCCATGAATGGGTAAGAGAATTTAACGCTATTGACAGAGGCATTATTACAAAACTTATGTCAATAGATATTGATGACTGGCAGGAGGTTACAACGCCTCGTGTATGCGATAGAGTGTATTGCTTTGATTCGGAAACATATGGAGAGGTGGTCGATATTGATAATAATGATTATACAATTAACCTTGATGATGGAATAAAAATCACTTTAAGTATTTCTGATTTTGAGGTTGAAAGGTATGACTTATTGCCGATGTGGGGAACGATGTGGTCGTTTGGCAATGGTCTGGATGATAAATGGTTGTCAGACTATGATGGCATTAAATTAATGTCAGAATGTGGTTTCAGAATTTTTCATTCAGAAGAGTTCGGGTATTTCTTCGGCATTGATGGGGCAGGATATGATTTTTACGAAGCGCACTGGATACCTCTTTACGAAGCAAGAGGATTACATTGGCACGAAGGAGATTAAAAAAATGACTATACAGAAATCCACAAGATTAAAATTAAAATATCATAAAATCCGCAATGTAGATATGCAGGTTTGTACAGTCGAACAGAAAATAGCCTACAATTTGGCGTTACGGTACAGACATATTGTTAAATCACAATTAGATAAATGCCTTACAGGAATACAAAAAGCAGAAATTATACAGCAAGCGGTTAATATGTGTATTTCGGGTTATCAACGAGATTATCCGAACAGTCATTTTAATATTGATGCGATTCAATCTTGCTTAAATGCAGGATTAGAAAATTATTTGAAAGAAACATATTACATATTTACAAGCTATGCCGAAATAGGGCAAATGTTTCCAGCTTATTATCTTTAATTACGGAGGCTTAACAATGAAAAAGATATATTTAATATTTTCAGAAACAGACAACGGCAAACATTATGCACACGCAGAAACAATAAAAGCTGGGGAAAATTTAAAGGTGTTTATTGACAGATATCCTTTAGCAGATGTTATTCATATCTGCGAGAATGCAACTCAAGCATATTCTTTAGCAGAGGTATGGAATCAGGTTTATAAAAATAATGGTACATATATGTATTGATTGAGTATGTAGAAATAAAGCCAGATTTTACATTCTATGATTTATTTTATGCTTTGGATACATATCAAAATATTTACAATGCAATGAGGAGTGTTAAAAAATGAGAATATACAGTGAATTGGATTTGAATACATTTGAAGCTTGGAGCGGAGCAGTTAATACTCTTGACAGAATACGCCGTGAAGGCAAGTGTGAGGAATTGGAAAGTATTCTTGAAGAAAACTACCCTGAAGGAATTGATGAAACAGAGTTAAATGATTTATTGTGGTTTGAATCAGAAACGGTTTATGAGTGGGTGGATTTGCGAACAGAATCGCAGATTGAATCTGAAATCGAAGAAGCGAAATCAGAGCTTGCTGATTTAGAATACGACTTAAAAGATTTAGATGAAGATTACAACACCGATTGTGAAGATGTTTCAGAAATCGAGCGTGAGAGAATTTGGATAGAATCTTACAAAGACGATCACAATTCTTTAATCAATGATATTGCAGAAATTAAAGAAAACATTGCCGAGTTAGAGGAAGAGCTGAAGGAGATTTAACTATGAATCAAATAACTAAAAAGGGGTTTATTGAAACTCTGTCAAATAATGAAACCATTTTAGTAGATAGTGGATTCTACTATAGCGATGGAACATGCATTAACGCTATGGAACGAATTATAACCATTAACAAAAATATCAAACGCAGAACCGTAACAGAAGAACATAGTAATTATATTGTGTTTAGTGATGGAAGTCGCCTTGACTTTAATCAGACTGGAACGAAAAAATATTTCAGTTACACAAATACATATGGAATTCATTTCTTAATTCAGAGAACAGAAGTATATGATGACTTTGACGAAAAATTCTATAAGAATTATATTGTGTATATGGTGGCTCAGGGAGGTTAATTATGCTTTTACTTGACGCATATTACTTTAAAAATTTACCTGTTCTTTTAGAATCCGATACTGGCAAAAAGATATATGGAAAATTTATGAATATTGCAGATGAAACAGCACAAGCTTGGTTACAAGGTATTGTAGATTTGGTTGAAATTTTGCATATAGACATACAAGGGTTGGATGTGCTTTGGAATCTTGTTTCAGAGTATGGCGTACCAACCGCAAAGAAAATGTGTAGGGAGATTTAATTATGTTTACAGTAGAATACTATCCAGAAGATGTAGCTGAATGTTTATGTTTGATTGCTTTTGATAATCCAAGCAGACGAACTATAATGGAATGTACAGACGGTTTGCTCGGATTATTGGCAACAGCTAAAAATCCATATAATCCAGAAGGATACAGAGTATTGTATAAAGTGCTTGAAACAATTATAGATGTGCAGGAGGTTTAATTATGGGACAGTATTATAATGTTGTAATTAAGAATAAGAATACAATAATCACATACAACAGAGAAGTTGACGGCGAGTACACAATGGCAAAATTGACAGAACATTCGTGGTGGTATAATCCATTTGTTTCTTCAATTACAACATTGTTATATAAAAATCCCTGTAAAGTGGCGTGGATAGGTGATTATTCTAAAGAAATCAATCCGATACTCTTTGAGTTTGCTTGGGGAGATGAGGTTGAGAAACACAGCATACATCAGGATGAAATGTATCTTGACGGTAAGTATCTTGTTAATCATACAATAGAAGCATATCTCGATTGTGACAAGTATAAAGCAAGATGCAATAATAATGATTGGATTTTACATCCGTTACCGTTGTTGACAGCCGTAGGCAACGGTTTAGGTGGTGGAGATTATTATGGCATCAATAAAGATCAAGTTGGCGGTTGGGCTTGGTGCACAATATCCGTTGAAGATGATATTCCGGTTGGATATAAAGAACTTGAATATATATTCAGAGAAGATTAAAACGGCACTTTTAAGGAGAAATATAAATGAATAAATCAGAGTTTTTGTTATACATTGAAGAAAACTTCAATATAACTGGTGAGAGTTATCGACTGATTAGTAATATTCTTGATTTCGTTTCAAACAATGCTACTAATGAGAATGAGCAATATAATATGTTATGCAATCTTCTTGATGGAACAATCGGATTATCAGATATGGAGTTGCGTAAAGTGTATCTGTAAGTAATTACTTTTAAGATTGTTTAATAGTTATATTCATAAATGAGGTGCAAAAATGTTATATAAATGGTATGATGGCAAAAAGTATAGAACCAATAAAAAAACAGAAGCAATCTTTATAAAATGGAAATCAATTGATAATGCTGTGGATATGAGAAAAAATAAATTAACTTTAGCACAATATGAAACTATACCATATATTTGGCACGATTTGGTACAATTAGGTGTAGGGAGAACAATCTCACCAGAAGTTGCAAATTGGTTTAAGAAACAAGACTGTAAGGTTCAGATGGATTTAGATGGCATTAATTATATAATAATGATTTGATTACGGCAAACAGAGATTATAACTCGAACTTGTTTATATAACATTATATTAAGAAATTAAGGAGAGAAAGTAATGGACTATGGTGAATTTAAAGAGAAAATAAGTCTTGATGTAGATGACGCTATTGGAGTGTGCAACGATTTATTGGACAGACATCGTAATGATGAGCATGCGGAGAATATTATTCTGGAAGCTTTTGCTGAGTTATTCGATTGTTCTGTGGATAGCTTATTGGATTTTATTTATCAGGAATACAATGAGGAGGTGGACGATTGAATATGAAAAGTTTAATGCTATGGAAAGATGATTTTAAAAATGAAAGAGATTGGATTGCACTTTGCAAAGTACTTGATATACCAAAAGATACAGTTGAAATTGAAATGAACTGCAATGTGTGTGTACACAAATCGCACTACACTTCAAAAAGAGAGATAGGGATTATGAAACATTAGGCGAACGAATATTAGAAATAGAGCATAACAAGGAGGAATAAAATATGTCATATAAAGATAAAACAACATTTAATGAACTTTGTATTAAATATGTGCCACAAGGAGGAAAAGCACATACTGTTGCTGGGGAACTATTAAGGGCTACTGCGCACATTTATAACAGATATTATAATGACAGAGATATGATTAACAAAGGGTACGGAAAAGAGACTTGTAATAAACCTGCTCATTATCTGTGGGCAATGGCTGGTGCAAAAGTTAAGAAAATAATTGATAAAATGAAAGATTCTGATTGTGATTATGAAGAGCATTTGGAAATGTTAGTTACAGAAGTTGTCAATCATATTAAAACTTCTCCAGAACTTGAAACAGAATATAATAATTGGGATTCTTTTATAGACGAAGATTGGGAAAGCGATTGGACAGAGGATAACAAGGAAAGAGAGCGAGACAGAAAGAGATATGAGACATTTAAGTTAAAATGGATGGCTGCACACGGTTATTCTCTAATAGATCTTGTAAGTAAAATTAACGATTGTTATGAGAAGTTACAGGCAAAAGAGCCAGTGTTTAAAGGTTGTCTTTACGATAAACCAAGTCCTGATATTTGGGATGCATTTGATTTGTTTGAAGATACAGGATTTGAAGGTGGAATGATTTATCCTTGCTTTGATGAATGGTTAGACAATGAATGTATAGAAGATGATGACTAAAAATAAAACCGATATTTTAATGAGTTAAAAAGCCTTTATAGGCGAAATTTTTCAACGGAGGTAATAAAATGAAATACTATGAAATCAACGAAACAGAAGCAAAACAGGCTCGTGAGATGTGGTCGTTTAGAGACTACAAAAAAGGCGAAGAAACAGGAGCATACAGGAGTCAGGTTGATAAATGCTACAGCCTTGTCGATAAGTTACCCGACGACTTGAAAGAAAAAGGGGCGACAATGGCAGACAGATATGCTAAAAGGTTAGCAGACTGGTATAACAAGCAATTCAGAATTGAAATGATGTGTCCGTCCGTGATGATTAGCGGCGGTAGTAATTTTCCCGTAAGAAAGAAAGAAAAGCAGAACGCCGCACGAGATAAGCACTATCAGTTATATGATGAAATTCAGAAGATACCTAATAAGATTAAAACACTTGTGAATGGTGCTAATATCATTAAATCGGGTGACGCAGATGCCATAGAGCAGTTGCGGAATAAACTTGCAAAAGCCGAAGCATTGCAGACAGAAATGAAAGCTACAAACGCCTATTATCGTAAGCACAAAACAATGAAAGGATATAAGAATTACTCAGATGAAAAGGCTGAAATTTTGGACAAGGCAATAAAAGAAAGCTTTGACGGCGTACCTTTTGCTTCATACACCTTAACAAACAACAACGCCAAAATCAGAAATACAAAAGCGAGAATTGCCGAACTGGAAAGACTGAAAGAAACAGCTACAGAACAGACGAATGAAACATATAATACAGATTTATTTGAGGTCATCGAAAATGCTGATATTATGCGTTTACAGCTTAGATTTGACGGTAAGCCTGATGCAGATACAAGAACCGTTCTGAAACAAAATGGATTTCGATGGTCGCCATCTAACGGTGTATGGCAAAGACAACTTACTGACAACGCAAAATTTGCGTTGGAGAGAGTGATTAAAGAATTGAAAAGGAGTGCGTAAGTTATGGATATAACAAAAACTGAGTTCTTTAATAACACCTATGCGAACACTTGGACATGGAATGTAGGATTAACGAAGAAGGAACAACAAACTTTTATAAAAACAGTAAATAAACTTTGTGATCGTCACGAAATTATTGCAGCATCGGATTGCTTTAAAGCGGTAATAGATGTTGCATATACTTCATTTCTGTGTGGTTTAGGATATAGCAGTGGTTTAAATTTGGAGGGAATAATACGATGAATAAAACAGAATTAAGAAGTGCTACAAGTGCAGCCAATAAGATTATTAAACTGACATCAAAAGCGAGAAAAGACTATGCAGGTTGTTTCTATGACAAGCAAGGTCGGCAGATTATTATATCAAACTGTATTGCAATAAGATTAAATGAACATTTGTCTATTCCAGAGGCAAACATTCCGTTCGGCAATGTTGATAATTTGTTCTTGTCGGCTTGTCAAAACACTGAACAATTAGATTTGTTAAGTTTGGAATACTTAAAGGATTACATACAGAACGCTAAAGATGATGAACCTCAAAGATATAAAGGTAGAGGGCATGAATCTATTGTTTACGATTTTGGTGAAAGGCTGCCTATGGTGAATTCTGAATATATGTTGCTTATTTATAAGGTTTTAGGTTGGCAGAATTTGACAGCTAAAATTAATGAAGATAAATGGGAAACAAGTCCAATATATTTCTTTTCAGATAGGGGTGACGGTATTTTAATGCCGATAAAGAAAAAGGAGTGCGTAAAGTGAATGAGATAGAGAGCATGTTTAGTGTTGAAGGCTATAATAAAGATGCTGACACATATGTACCCTACGGATCGTTTGGAACATATATCGAAGCTAAGACTCATCTTAATACATTATTACCCTTACTGAGAAAAGGTTTACTTACAGACAGAAGAACAAAAGAACCGATAGATTGGCTTAACATTGTGGAAAATAATAAAATATTGGCAAGTTTTACTTGAATTATTGTTGATATTATGATATAATAAAGGGGAATACAAAATGAGAAAAGATACAATTGAGGATGCAAAACGGTTGATAACTGATTTTTGCGAAGAAGAATATGGCTCAATTGCTGATTTTTCAAAAAAGGAGCAAACACTATGAAAACAAATTACATCATCGAAATTGAAAAAGGAATTGAAATCAGAACACACGGCGGTTATCTTTCGCAAAGTGAAATCGAAGAACAAATCGCATTGCAGAAATATGGTGAATTTTTTGAAGAAATTGCAAGAGTTGAAACACTTGAAGAGGCAAGGGAAATCTTCAATGTGAACAAGGAAAAATGCACATCAAAACAGCGTGGCAGAAAAATTGAAACGGATGAATTAAGAATCAGAGAAATCCACTTTGATGATAAAGGTGAAGAACTTGAACCAGACGGAATGGAAATAATTGATAGCTATGTCGCAATGCTTGACGGCTATGTTGTCAGCGAGAATGGGAAAGCGGTTGATTTTGAACTTGCCGAAACTTATATGGATGACGAAATCAGAGAGGAACTGGATGCACAGCCTGCACTATGCGAAGATCAAGAATTTTTCACTGAATATGAAAAAAAGCATTATGAAAAGTTTGGTGAATCTTTCGCAAAAGTTAATGGAATCGAATGTTAAGAAATCGCAGAGTGACCGACCTTCGTGTCGGGTAATGCAGACGGTCAGACGGTCACAATCCCCGACAGACGCACAACTTAAAAAGGTGGAATTTAAAATGACGGTTGAATATGACAAAAACTATGAGGCAATACGGCTGCAACTTGATGATGGTGGATTAATTTGTAATCCTAATCTTGATGTATTGCCAAACTCTGAAATCATTGCCGTTAAAGATATTGCTTCAATGCAGTTTGTTGATTATTACATCATCAACTACTATAAAGCGGCAACTGACAAAGTGTGGCGGAATAAATTTTTCAATGAAGCGTTTGAAGAAATGAATCAAGATAGCGAACATTTGTATGTTAGGTTTAGAGCTAATGATGTTATTGTTCAAACACATAGTCCGTATCAGTTGTGTACTGACAAATGTGTAGCATCAAACATCATTGAAGTAGTGTCAGACTATAAGACTATGCTGCATGTTATGAGCAGTGTTAAGGTTTCTTATGAGCGACCTACATATGAGTTATATAATAACGACTATTGTTGTGATGAAGGAACTTATACATTGCAAGATGGTTCTGGATATTTTGCCTTAGCATATGAATTAAATTCCTGTAATTTTTATTGGTCATATGAAGATTGTCCAAATAAATTTTCTGAGGATTTTCCAGAATGTGTGTACTGGAGAATTTATTGGTGTAATGACAAAGAGTATGAAGATGCTTTATTGGACTTATATAAAGATGAAGATTTTGTGCTTTATCTGACCAACACATCCGCTTGGTATGATAAACACAATAAATAAAATTCTTGTTTTCTAAGAAACAACAAAAAGGAGAAAACATTATGACAATCAAAGAAGTTAAAGAACATTACAAAGGACAATATGTTGAATGCGAAATCTACAGATTTACAGATTTCACACACCGTGTTCACAGTGATTTTATTTACACACCTGACGATGTAGAGGATGACCAGTACAACGAAAATGAAGAAGTTGTGTATGAAGAACTTATGGATGAGGAAGAGTATGGTATGACCGTCATTGCAAATTGTGATGTTACCGCAGATTTTGAAGATTGGTTCGGTGACAAGAATGCTCAAATTTTGGTTATTATTCTTAGTGAAAATCCGCCAAGATATTGGGTTGCTTACGAAGGAACAAAAGAGTTAATTGATTCTTTTGATACTTACGAAGATGCAAGCAGGGCACTCAAAAAATATGAAGAGCAAGACAAAGCTGACGGCATTTATACTGAAGATTTTTACGAAATCCTCTTTAAGTGATGAAGGAATTAAACAAAATTATATGTAGAGATGAAGAGTAAGATTGAAAGGATGTCGAATTCAACCTTATGAACCTAATTTGTATTGATGAAAACACTTACATATACTTCCAACAATGGAATCGCAACATTATGGATAAGGTTATGTCTGCAAAACCGTATTTTGAGAAATGCGCAGTGACAATTAAAGAATGTCCCGAATACATACTGTATGTTACGGCTTGTGTTAAGAATAATATTCCGAAGCAAAAATTTTCTTTAAAGTACAATAAGAAACAAATTGCCAAAGGATTGTTTCACAAATCACCTGAACAAAGCGATTGCAATTTAAAGGTAGATTACCAAATTGTTGAACGCAATATTGACAATCAACAAATGCTTGATGACTGTTTTGAGGCAATAGAATACATGATTGATTCATATATCAACGCTAATGCTTTCCTATGGTATGGCAATTATCTTGATCGAGATAAACGAGAGTTTTCCGCTATTGGTAAAAACGATAATCAAGATAAGACTATCGTATTCAGACCATTTAAGAATCAGCTTTATGCTACATCGGTCGGTCATCATCGCAGTCCTGAAGGTGTATTCCAAGTTAGAGGACATTTTAGAAGATATCAGACAGGACAGGTAGTGTGGATTGATGGTTATATGAAAGGCATAGACAAAGACACCAAATCCAAATAAAGAGAGGGTTACTAATGATTTCGAGTAAGATAACTAATATTCCAACTATTGAGATTGATGATACTTTGATGGAAAAAATATATACTCAAACAGAACTCGATGGGAAGTTTGTTGTTCCTGTTATGAAAGAGTATATTCTTATAATTATAGATAGAGATAAGATGAGAAACATTATGCGTCAAACGCTTATGAAAGATCCGATTTTCCCTATATTAACTAAACAAGAAAGGCAAGAGTATGTAGAATTCAACCTAAAGATGACATCTATTGATCCTGACGCAAGAGAGTTGTTACATATAAAACATACAACAGACAAGTCATTTAGACTACTATATTTTGATTGTGTAGCAAAAGCTAAGATGCTATCTATGAATTGTCAATATGAGGATGATATTGGTAGATATAGTTATTATCTTAGAAGAATATCCAACGCCATGTCTAATGATGATATACAAAAGATGGGGCAGTTTGTATTGCGCCAAACGCTATGCGTATCATATTATTTGAGTCATCAATCAGATTATCCTGAATACGAGGTAATACAGTACAAAAACAGGGCAAGAATACAGCTTAAAGGCGGCATGTTACTTTATAATAAGTGAATTCCAAAGTATTAGTGTATTAACAATAAAAAAACGCACACTGTTATACAGTGTGCGAGGTACGGAAGAAAGGATAAAAAACTAATCTACCATAGTAGAAATTAAAAACAAACTTCCGCACTTATATGATACTACTTTTTCAGTTTGCAGTCAAGCTTTTGTACAACAGAAAAGACTCAGCTTTTGACTGAGCCTTTCCCGCTTAAAAAGCTAATAGTTTATGCTTGTGTAAGTAAAAAACAAAACCTTACACAATATTATAATACATCGCAATTTTAAAAAAGTCAATACCTTTTTAAAAATTATCTTAAATAAGGAGGAATGTAGTTTTATGAAAAGTCAATATAGAGAAATCAGAAGCAACTTCATTGATTATGATAAAAATATAATGTATATTGACGCTTGGAGAACAACAAGTTCCAACGAAGAGGGTAAAGTAATTGCCAAAATCAATCTTGCTAATTCCGAGGTGGAATATGTTGACGAGAAAGCTAAAACTGACGCTTATGCTCAGACAGTAATAAGGAGGGTGTTAAATGCCGTGGTTTGACAATAACGATAAACCCATCGAAGTTAGTCATACCGAGATGATAGAAAGAGTAGAAAATGACATTCGGCTCTATGGTAAAGATTTGAAATGTTATGTTGTTATTTCGTCTCGCTCTGTTGCAAATTCGCCTGACATACAGATAGTAAGTAGATTTAGTTTAAAAAAATCTATTATAGGAGGTATGACAGACAAAGAGTATGCCCTATCAATTACGCTTGAAGAATTGTTAAATAGACTGCGGTACGAACATTATGTATCGGAAGATGTTTAAAACAAAGGTTTTATATAAAAAAATAGACATCACTCCGACCTGCGAAAATCTGGTGATGTCTATACCAAGTAGGCTATCGAAAGATGGTCGGCGTTAGCCTACCAATTTTCAAAACCTAACATGATGATATACCATTGGGAGAATTTTGTCAATGTTATTTCCATATTTTGTGGGTTGATTATAATAAAGAAAAAATTTACAATAATAATGAAAGGTGAATGGACATATATGAATAACTTGAACTACGATTAAAGATGTGGATAAGTATATTTACTTAGTAGGTGATGTAATTGCACAATATAACAAACTCTATTGACAATAGCTTATTCTCTTGTTATAATAAATAATCGAACAGATGTTCTACATACAAGGGTGATGTATATATGATAGTTGCATTAAAAGATTGGGAGAGTGTGCTGAAAAACTATTATTTTGTGTTCAACGACAAAAATTATGATACGGTAAAATGGTCGATATTGAATGATAGAGTAATACAATTCAGTAATCAAAAAGAACCTGTAAGCAGCAGTGTAGTGTTTGCGGGAGTAAGATACATAGATACAAATTGTGCAAAATTACTAATTGTGCTTAACAATGGCGACAAATATTTAGCATACAAATATGCAAAACGAACTTGACATTTACGAACTGTGTGATATAATAAAGCCAAGAAATCCAGAAAGGAGGGCTTGAATGTTAGGAGTCAAGCCAAAGATTGGCGAAGTATATCTCATAGATTTTCCACAAGACGGACACACACAGGGCGGAATAAGACCGGGCGTAATTTTTCAAAATGATATTGGGAATAAATACAGTCCTAATGTTGCTGTTCTCCCTTTGACTACTTCGATAAAAAAGATATCTCAGCCCACGCATGTGTATATTAGTAGTAAGAATTCTGGTCTTAGGTATGACAGCATAGTATTGTGTGAAAACCCAATATCTATTTCTAAAGATCGAATTGCCAAAAAACTTACAAAACTCAGTTCGTATCATATGACTCGCATCACAGAAGCAAATTTACTTGCTTCTTCTGCAATTGCGTATTTGTCATTTGATGAGCTACTGCATGTTTGGGAGAAAAGTCAAGATTTTGCAGACAAAAGGTTGGTGATGGCGTGACTTTTGGTCAATTAATCCTCTGCTTAGTTGTTTTGGCAGTAGGATATATATGGATAAAACTTAAATAAGAAGAGGTGTTATATATGATAGGAGAATTATTATTGGTTGGTTTGGTAACAGTGACGGAAGGTTTGAAGACCACTTTGAATCATTCAAAATCCGAATGGGCTAAAGATCGAGTGAACTCCAGACATAAATACAATAAAGAAAGACAGTCCGAAATTGAGGACGCTTTGTTTGGGTATTATACATCGGAACGAGGACGCAAAAGAGAGGAGTATCAGCAGATATTAGATGACGCAGGTGTTACTTATTATGATGATTACGATATAATAAAAAAGATTGCCGTTATCGAAGGGTGGGAGTATTATGATTTTTGCGAATGGAATCGTGAAGTGCAAAGAGAAATGCGTTAATATGTAACTTTTCAGCGATTCTTTCTGTTTACAAATAATGCCAAATGTGATACATTATACATATATAATTTTATTCGAGGTGCTGATGATATGTATAATGAGACTACGAAAATGGCTTTTGTATCGACATTATCGTCGAAACAAAATATACTGTTAGCGACGGCATTGTTTAATAGTATAGAAATTTTTGAACAAGAATCTGAAAAAGACATTTCACGGTTCACAGAAGAAAATCTTCAGAAAGTTCAGGTTAAAATAGCAGGTAGTAAAACATATGGTTCACGGAAACGAGATGCCACGATGTTAAGGAGTTACTTAGATTGGGCGTATAAGAATCATATTTGTGATACAAACATATCCTCATATGTGTTGCAGGCTATGGATATTAATGCTAATACAGTATTGGTTTCGTCTCCACAACACTTACAATTTCAACTCAATGCTGTATTTCCACCGGAAATAGAAGATAATGTTGATTTGTTGTCGAGAGGATTTGTCTGGATGGCTTATATGGGCATCCCAAAAGAAGACACGATAAAGATTACAAGCAATCATGTATCTATAGATAACAATAACGAAAAGAAAATTATTGCATACAATAGCACGCTCTACGAGATTCCAACTGAAGCTTATATAACGATCAACAAATTGTGTTCTTTGAAATGTTTAACCACTACAACAAGGAATGGTATTGTTCGTAAATTCGACAGGGTTCAAGGTTGTGAATTGTTAAGAGGTACAACTCGTCTTAACAATATAACAGTAGAATATTTAAGAACTCGTGTAACCCGCAAATCAAAACCATATCGTTTGTCGAAATTATTATCTTATGGTTCGTTATATAAAAGTGGAGTGTTTTACAGACAGTACATATTGGAACAACAGGGGTTCATACCTACATTTGCTGAACTAATGCGTTCTCGGAGTTATACCGAACACGATGGGAAAACAGATGTTTATTTTCAAGATAAACTAAAAACTATACAGACGGAATACACTGCATGGAAGGATAAGTATTATTCACTTATGTAAAGTTTAATAAAGATTTTTAAAGGCGGTACAGCTCGCCTTTAAAAAATAATCATTAAGTCAGTTTTGCATATTAGAAAGTATAAAACTGTAAGGAGGTGGTGCTTATGATTGTGCTAAATTAACAAAAAATTAATATATAGGGGGAATTATTATTTCTGACAACAAGTCAATTTATCAAACATTATCATCAATTGATGTGTCTGGCAAGGTTAAGCCAAAAAATGGTATGAATTATTTACCATGGGCGTCTGCATGGGCATACATAAAAGAGTATTTTCCAAGGTCGTCATATACCGTAGTCAGAGACGATAACGGTAATCTTTACCATACTGACGGAAAAACTTGTTGGGTTGAAACATTATTATCCATTAATGGGGAAACTCAAGGAGAGCAGTTGGCTATTATGGATAACCGTAATAAGTCTGTATCAGTCGATCAAGTAGAATCTACGATGGTAAACAAAGCTATCAAGAGATGTCTAACAAAAAACGCAGCATTATTTGGTCTTGGTTTGAATCTTTGGTATGGCGAAGAATTGAGTGATGAAGCAAAGCGCACCAAAGCTAAGAAAGTATCTGATTTAGATGTGCTTAAGGGCAAAGTAGTGTCTATTTGTAAAGAACTGGTGTCCAAAGGCGTTGATAGCAAAGCATTATATTCTTCTATTGCAGATATGTCAGGACATCAAAATCCGACCAAAATTACAGATATAGAGACGCTAAAAATTGTGCTTGAGCGACTTGAACAATGGGAGGTTTAATATGAATACAGTATGTGAAATTGGAAGAATTGTAAACGAACTCGAACTTAAAACAACAACTAATGGAAAGTCGGTTGTTAATTTTAGAATTGCAGTAAGGTCTTATGGCAAAGACAACGATGATTACTTTTTTAACTGTGTAGCATGGGGAAGTGTTGCAGAATTTATTTGTAAGCATTTTTCAAAAGGAAGAAAGATTGGAATTGATGGTGCACTGACTTCTCGCACATACGAAACAGACAAAAAAGAGAAGCGTCAGGTTGTAGAAATTATGATACAGAATGCAGAGTTTTGTGACGACAAGCGTGACGAAAGTGGTGATGACGCAAATATAACTATGCCGTCAAAGGCAGAATCTACTACATCTGAAATAGAGGACGAGTTACCATTTTGATTAACTTAAAACAATTAAAAAATCGATACTGGTCGTTTTCCAGTATAAATTCTTATCAGACTTGTCCTCGTATGTTTTTCTTATCATATATTGATAGGAAACCCCAAGAGGAAAACGCTTTTAGTCAATGGGGTTCTTTATGTCACAAATTGTTAGAAAGTTATTACAAAGGTCAAAGCAGCATTTTCGATCTTGAAGAGCAGTACAAAAATGCTTATAAAAGAACGGTTTTATCTGATTTCCCTAAAAATCGCTATGTTGATATGAATAAGAAGTATTACCAAATAGGTCTTGAATATTTTCGAGGTTTTGAGGATGCTTTTTCTGAATATCAGGTAGTCGGTGTTGAACAGAAGATTAAAACCAAAATTGGCGAGTATAACTTCGTTGGTGTTATCGACTTAATACTTGAGAAGAATGGCGAGTATATCATCTGCGACCACAAAAGCAAAGGAGCTTTTAAGAACGAACAAGAATTACGGAAGTATCTTTTTCAGTTGTACCTGTATTCCAAATACATATACGAAACATATCACACATATCCCACAAAATTGATTTTTAATATGTTTAAGCTCGGAGAAATGAAAATCGTAGATTTTAACAAGAGTGAATACGAGAAAGCTTTATCTTGGGCTGAGGCTTCCATAAATGAAATTCTTGAAGAGGAATGCTGGTTAGATAAAATGTTCGTGCAATATGCCGCCAAAGACAAAAATATCAATAATTACAAGTGTGATGATTTCTTTTGTAACAACCTTTGTTCGGTACGGGCATTTTGTGAGCGTTCTAAAAGCTATACTGAAGAGGACGATTTTGATTTTCTTGAGGAGTGATTATGTTTGCTTATTGAAAAGGACAAAATTCATAAAGCAAAAGAGAAATTAGGAGAGAAGAATGCTTTTGAAATAGCTCAAATTTTAGAAGTTGAAAATTTTGATGAGAGTCGTCTGAGAGCATGTTGCCCTTTCCACGAGGAAGATACTCCAAGTTGGATTTACAATCCAAAAACATATAATTTTCATTGTTTCGGATGTGGTATATCGACTGACATTATTGATGCTTATATGATTAAAGGACATACATATTTGGAAGCAGTTCAGTATTTATTTGAAAAAGCAGGCATTAAATATGCGTTTGGAGAGATGGGTGTAAAGACTAAAACTCAGTACCGATACCCAAAACCTGTAGAATGTCACTCAAAAAACAAAATCAAAGAATACTTAGGTTTACGAAAAATATCACCAAGCACAATTGACTATTGCGATATTAGACAAGACTCTCATGAAAATATAGTGTTTAACTATTACGACACGAACGATGTGCTTACTTTGGTTAAATACCGACCAAGCCATAAGATAGATAAGAGCAAAGGTGAAGTAAAAACATGGTGTCAAAAAGATGCCGATACAAGTCCAATATTGTTCAATATGAATCGTGTTAATGTTGACAGTCCTTTACTAATATGTGAAGGAGAAATTGATTGTGCTTCAGCTATAGAAGCGGGATTCACTAATGCAGTTAGTGTCCCGCTTGGGGCTGGAAACTTTCATTGGATTGAACATAATTGGGATTGGTTAGAACAATTCACCGATATTATTGTATGCGCAGATAATGATGAAGCGGGACAAAAAATGATTAAAGAGGTTTCAAGTAGACTCGGAAACTGGCGAACAAAGATTGTACAGTTGCCTACAAAGGTAACAAAATCAGATGGTAGTCAAGCTTTTATTAGCGACCTCAATGAGACATTGTATTGGTTTGGAAAAGAATATGTGCTAAAACTTATTCTGGATGCAAAAGATTCGCCTGTTGATAGCGTTATTGACTTCTCAGACATTGAAGATGTTGATCTCTCTCAAATTGATGGTATTTATACTGGCATTACAGAGTTAGATAATAAACTAATGAAAATGTTTTATGGCACAGTTACAATTCTGACAGGTACTAATGGCAGTGGTAAATCATCTTTACTGTCACAGTTTATATGTCAATCACTTGACCAACAAAAGTCTGTTTGGTTGTATTCTAAAGAACTCCCTAATTCGATGATGAAAAACTGGATTGATTTTATATTTGCAGGTAGGCATAATATCGATCAGTTTCATGACAGCAAAGGAAGTGTATATTACAAAGTTAGTAAAAGTGCTCGTACTAAAATTGATGGATATTATAAAAACCGTCTTTATATTTATAAAGACGATTATGACAACTCAGTCGATAATATCAAAAAATCAATGGAGGATTGTGTTAGGAAGTATGGCTGTAAAATGCTCATATTGGACAATCTTACGGTCATCAATCTTGGTGCTACCGACAACAATAAAAACGAAACACAAAACGCATTCATGTCTTGGTTGACCAAATTTGCAGCTACATTTCAAGTTGTTATTATTTTGGTTATTCATCCACGAAAAGGACAGCAGGTTGCTCGCCTTTGTAAATATGATATTGGTGGTTCTGGCGGTATGTTAGATCTCGCCCATCGAAGTTTCTCGTTATATAGAGTGAAACCCAATGAAAAGCAAACTGGTGACGAATTAGTTAAAAATTATGATGTTATATTAGATGTTTTAAAAGACAGGATGAGGGGACAGGAGAATTTATCAATTCCAATGTGGTACGATCCGCCATCTCGTAGATTTTACACCAACGAAATGGAGTTTGGTAAACAATACGCATGGGATAAGAATAAGTACACAGAGTCTATTCCTTTCCCACATCCAAACGAAACAAGTGAAGTATTCGGAAAGGAAGATTAGTATTATCGACAATTATGTTGCTTACCATATACATACAGACTATTCTCTTAAAGACAGTGCTACCAATTACAAAGATTATGTTGATAAAGCAGTAGAGTTGGGACAGCATGCAATTGCATTTTCAGAACATGGCAATATACAAGGCTGGGTTAAGAAGAAAATGTATTGTGACTTAAAAGGTATTAAGTATATACATGCAGCTGAGTGTTACTTAACAAAAAATCATACAGACAAAATCCGAGACAATTATCATACAGTTCTTATTGCGAAAAACTATGAAGGCGTTAAGGAACTCAACCGGCTGATAAGTTTATCAAGAACTGACAAAAATCATTTTTATTATGTTGGCAGAATCTCGTTTGAAGAGTTTCTTTCACTGTCTGACAACATTATCAAAACAAGTGCTTGTCTTGCTTCTCCTTTAAATAAATTACCTGTAGAAGATAAATTGTATGAACAATTAGTTAAAGGATATGATTATCTCGAAATTCAACCACACAATTGCAAAGAACAAATTGAATACAATAGACATTTAGCATATCTGTCTGAGAAATATGATATTCCGCTAATAGCTGCAACAGACGCTCACTCAGTTAATTCTTATAAAGCAGAGTGTAGACAAGTAATCTTAGATGCTAAAAAACAACATTACGAAGGCGAAGACAAGATGGACTTAGTGTATAAGTCTTACGATGAATTAGTGAAAGCTTTCGCAGCACAGGACGCAATACCGAGTTCTTTATACATAGAGGCTATTAACAACACCAATGTTATGGCAGATAGTGTCGAAGAGTTTATGCTTGATACATCGATTAAGTATCCTATTTTGTATGGCAGTGCTGAAAAAGACGAACAAAAATTCACTTCATTGGTATATCAAAAATATCAAGAGAAGCTTGATAATGGCGTTATTTCATCAGAAGAAAAGGATAGATTTGATAAAGCAATACCTGAAGAACTGAGAGTCTTTAAGAAAGTAGGTATGTCGGGTTTTATGCTTTCAATGAGTGAAATTCTCTCACATTTTAGAAATCAAGGGAAACCAATAGGGTTTTCAAGAGGTTCAGTTGGCGGTTCAAGAACAGCGTATGTTACCGATATTATTGACTTAAACCCTGAAAAATGGGGTACAGTATTTTCTCGATTCTGTAATGAAGACAGAGTAGAAGTAGGAGATATTGATGTTGATGTTGTAGAATCGGATAGACCAGAAATGTTTGAGTATATTATAGATAAATTCGGTAAAACAAAAACAGCCAGAGTTCCTACATATTCGACACTGAAAGATTTGGCTGCTATTGATCTGATAGGACAAGCATTTCGATTTAATTGGGAATTAAGCCATCCAAAAACCGATTTTAGTGAGTGTGAATATTCTATTCAAAAAGTCAAAGAAATTAAGCAATGTTTTAACACCGATCCTGATTTAGCAAGACAAAAGTATCCGGAATTGTTTTATTACTATAATGGCTTGTTAGGTGTTAAGCATGCACAGTCGGTGCATCCAGCAGGAATTGTTATTAGTCCAATTACTTTAGCTGACAATTACGGTGTATTTGAGAAAGATGGCTACTGTACTCTTCAGATTGATATGGATGAAATTCATGATGTAGGGTTGACCAAGTATGATTTGCTTGTATTAAAGACAGTACAAGTTATTAGTGAAACTTGCAAATTCGCTCATTTGCCTTATCCAAAATCTCACGAGATTGATTGGGATGATCAAAATGTATGGGAAAGCATGTTAGAAACTACAGGTTCTATTTTTCAGTTTGAGTCTCCATTTGCTATAGATTGTTTAAAAAAATATAAGCCTAAAAGTATCTTGGATATGGCAATCGTCACGGCTGCTATTAGACCATCAGGTTCTTCTTACAGAGAGGAACTATTTAAGCATATACCTCATAAAAATCCGTCAGAGGTTATAGATAAACTGCTTAATAAAAACAATGGATATTTAATATTTCAAGAGGACACAATTAAGTTTCTTCAAGAAATATGTGGACTGTCGGGCAGCGAAGCTGACAATGTGCGTAGAGCAATCGGACATAAAGATGAAAAGAGATTGGCTAAAGCATTGCCGTCAATACTTGAAGGTTATTGTCATAAATCAAATTCTCCAAGAAATGTTGCAGAACTGGAAGCTAAAGAGTTTCTTCAGATTATTCAAGACAGCGCCAGTTATCAATTTGGTATGAATCACGCCATTGGATACTGTATGATTAGTTATTTGTGTGCTTATTATTACTACTATTATCCGTATGAGTTTTGCACAGCATATTTAAACTGTGCAAAGAACGATGTACAAATACAGACGGGAGAAAAAGCTGCTAAAGCAAAAGATATTGAAATTACATTACCTAAATTCGGAATTTCGTTAGGAAACTATTATTTTAACAAAGACCTTCACGCAATTGCAAAAGGTATTGGTTCAGTTAAATTTTTATCTGAAGAGGTCGCCACAGAACTTTTTAAAGTTTACAACCAACAGCCGACCAGTTTTATAGATGTAATTCGTCTCTCCGACCAAGAGACTTCTGTGGGACTATCTAAAATAGAAATTTTAATTAAAATAGGTTTCTTCGACCACTACGGAGTTCAATCGAAACTATTATACATACTTGCAACTTATCAATTCTTTAGAGCATCTACCGGCAAGGGATTTCGCAAGAATATTAAGAAGTCCGTATTACAAACAGAGCATTTTGAATTGTACGACATAGTAAAAAATAATAGTACAGACTTAAAGAAAGATAACACTATTAAAGAATCGTTCACTATTCAAAACATAGATAACATACTAAATGGCATCGAAACTATTGCAAATCAAATGAATTTCAAGTCTTGGAATTATAAACGCATTATTCAAACACAGGAAGAATATTTGGGGTATATTGATTTAACCACACATAAAGCTGAAGACAGGCAGAAACTGCTCGTAAAGAATGTCTACCCTCTTAAAAACAAACAAACTAACGAGGAATTTGCAAAAAGAATTTCGTATCGTTCGGTTGGTACTGGAAAAGAAGGAAGTTTAACATTAAAACACTATCTTTTTGCATCATTGCCATTGAAACAATATGATGTAATTTATGTGCCTTTAGACGGTATTTACAAAGATAAAAAGGGGTGTTGGAATTTAACAAAGTATAAATTGCTAAATTAAGAAAGGTGATTGAATGAGACAAAAAATTGAACTTGTTACGCTTAAGGATGTGTCTGATTTTACAGAGGCTGTAAGTCAGATTGACGAAGAAGTAACTCTTATCGGTAAAGACGAAAACGGCAAAGATTGGTCTATCAGTGGTAAATCATTTCTTGCAAGTCTTGTTCTTGCAAACGGTGTTGAAAGAGCAAAAACCAAAGCGGCACATAATGTTGATTGGAATACCATTACTTGTGTGTGCGACAAGGACATTTACTCAGTAATTAGTAAGTGGGCAGTAGGCTCAGTTATGGAGTAAACTATGGAAAACAAAATACATAGAACAGTAATGTTACACATTCAGCTTCAGCGAGATGATTTTGACGATTTTCTTCACATAGCAGATGAATTAATGAGTGGCATTATTGAATTAGCACAAGGTAAAGAAGTGTTGTCCGGCAAAAGTCTACTTGGATTAATGCTTATAGACACAAATAAACCACAAACACTTATTATCAGAGGTTTTTTCACTGATGATTATGTAGATAAATTTAGAAAATGGGAAATTAAGGAAGGGTGATTATATCCGATTTGGCAAGAAGATAGCAAGTTTATGGGTAATGTTAGGTATGATGTTTGGCTTTTCGGCTTGTGGAGAACCAAACATCTCCACTCCTGACACTGCAACACGAGATACAACCACTAAAGATACGGTAGTTAAATCAACAACGCAACCTACAACCGTGCATGCCACAACAGAACCAACAACAGTAAAACCAACTGAGAAAACTAAAAAAGACAAGAAGAAGGTTAAAACAACCTCTCCCCCTACAGAACCACCAACAGAAAAAACTGAAGTTCAAGCAGAAACAAAAACTATTACAAAATCAAATAATACATATAATACATCGTCAGATGAGGCAGATTTGTTGGCAAGAGTAATTTATTGCGAAGCGGGTAATTGTAGCGAGTATTGTCAGTGGTTGGTAGGTTCAACGGCAATGAATTTAGCTGATTGTAACGGTGGATTGAGAGCAGTAGCTTTTGATTATAATACATTCAATGTGGCAGGTATTCTTTACACGAGAGATCCGAGCGAGTTGTCTTATTCGGTTGCTCAAAGGATATTAAGTGGTGATCGAGATTATAATGTCAAAGCGTTCAGAATGAGTTATTATCATTCATTTGGAGCACCGTATGCAGTGGTAGATAATGTTTATTTCAGCAGTTACTAAAAGGAGGCAGTGATGGTTGTTAAATCAATTGTATTAGTTCTCGGAGCTTCAGGCTCTGGCAAGGATTACTTAGTAGACAAAGTTTGTAAGGAATATAATCGCAAAAAGGTTGTGTCTTATACGACAAGACCAAGAAGAGATAATGAATCTCCAAACTCACATATTTTTGTGACAGATGAGGAATTTGATAAACTGACCAATATCGTGGCTTATACCGAATTTAATGGCTATAGATATTGTGCAACTCAACAGCAAATTGATGACGCTGATTTTTACATAATTGATCCGAGAGGATTTGAAGATTTTAAGAATGATTACAAAGGCGACAAACTAATTGGCTCTGTGCTAATAGATTGTCCTGCCGTTGAAAGATTCTTGAGAATGAAGAAAAGGTACAAAGACAGCAAAACAGGAACTGTAAAAGCTATGGAGCGTATTATAAATGACCGTAAAGAGTTTAAAGATATTGAAGAAAAAGTTGACTATGTAATCTCAAATCGCACCGAGGAAGATGTTAAAGACTGTGTGTTCTTGCTCAAAACAATGTCAGAAACTACAGAATGGGTGAACAAGTTTGTAGAATGGGAGGCAAAATATGATAAAGAGAAAATACAATGAAGTTAATAGAGGTGAATTAAAGGATTGATTGTACGAAAACTGATGTACAGAAGTTGTCGGATGAACATCCGCAGAGGACTTATTTGAGTTAATTGCTAAAGCATTTTCCAAAAGTAGAGCTTGACCTCACAGGAATACCCAGATGGATATGCCCGCATGAGTTAGGACTGGATGAGATAGAAGGTTGCGGGAAAACAGACAATTGCTGTACTAAATGTTGGAATCAGACTATTGAGGGGAGTGAAGAGTGATGACACGAGATAGCCTTGAGAAGTGTCTTGATAGCGAAGTTTTTCGCAAAGAAAATTAATGAAAGAGGTGTAAAAATGATAAAGTATGAAAGTGTTTGTAATTCTGATGTGTTTGATGAAATCAAAAGTGGGGAAACTATCTTTTTGCTCAACAGGGCAACAAACGATGTTAGATGGGTAAATAATATGAGTGTAGATAGCCTTGTAAAAGTTTTTAAGCACGACAATAAAGATAACAGATATGAGTTTTATAAGGAAGTAGAAATAAATGAGAATTTACCAGTGTGATAGTTGTTACAAAATTATCGAAAATCCGTACATAGTTAAAATGAAGGAATTTTATGTAGGGATTGATATTGAATACTTTACTCGGATTGGAACTCCTATCGAACGCAAGAGAAAAATTAAAATACAGCTATGTGACGATTGTTACAAAGGCTTACATCTTATTGCTGAAAAAAAGGAGCGTGAAAACAATGTCTGAATTAAAAAATGAGCCTAACGAAGTAATCGTGCGTGAGGTGCAAGAGATTAAACACAGCACAATAGGGCATTTACAAAGGAGTGATATTTAATAAAATATTATTATAAACTAATCAATAATGAGACAAATGAAATAGAGAGTTATATAGAAAGTCCTGTGTATATAATTCCCGAAAACCTTTGCGATGTACTTAGACTTAGTACATATCACGCTATAAACTGCACCAAACAAGAATATGATGAAGAGGCGTATGATGAAAATACCTGAACTAAAAATTAAGTCTGGTGAAATACTCGTTAGGCTTAATGTTCAGGAAGTTAAACACGGTAAGTGGAAATTTGAAAAAGACATTTGCGGTTGTGCTTGGTTTACTTGCACAAACTGCCATAAGTATATCATTATGACAAAACATAGATTATACCCATACTGCCCCTATTGTGGTGCAAAAATGGATAAGGAGTAAACGAAAGGAATAGGGAAGATGAATGACGGTTACTGAATTATACCATTTGTTACAATATTTGGTGGCTGATGGGAAAGGCGATTATCAGGTTACTTGTGAAGCTTTTACTGTTGGCACTGACGATGAAATCGAAATAGATAATAACAATAAAGAGATTTCATTTTGAAAGGTGGTGATGTATATGCTTGTAAACAGCAACACTGATAAATAAAGTTAGGAGGAATTGAATGAAGCAATTTGAAAAAACAGTTTATCTCAGCCACAAATACGGTGGTGACAAAAACAATCTCAAAGAGGTTGAAGAAATAATTAAAACACAGCAAAAGAAACATCCGAATTATATGTTTATTTCACCGTTGCATATGTTTGGCTTTCTGTACAATGATATGTCTTATGAAGATGGGCTTGAACTTTGCCTGTACCAGCTTGCCGAATGTGATGAAATATGGGTGACAGGCGAAAAATGGTACGATTCAACAGGCGTTATCAAGGAAATTGAGTACGCAAACGCACATAAAATTGATGTTTTATTCGTAAAAAATGCAGAAGATAATCCGCACAAAGTTGAAGGTTATGATTATGTCAAAGGTTTGATTGATGGAATAAAGGCAAACAAAGTTGACAACGATGAAGCATCTACAACAACAGCACCAGTTATACATAAATATGACAATGCATGCGAGAACACTAAAAGTGCATACATAAATGAGGACAATATTATTCGTACATATATAGCTTATAATGTTGTTGATCCTCTTGTAAGGAATTTTATGAATATATGTGGTGTACAGATTCTTACCAAATGTCCTTTCTGCAAATCTGTAAATAAAATCACACTTAAGGATAGAAGTCCAGTAAGCACACTTTGTAACAATTGTCATAACCTGCTTGACTTTAGTCATCTTACATATGGTGATATTCTCAGGAAGAACGGGTGATAGGTATGAAAGTAATTAAACGAGATGGTCGAGAAGTTGATTTTGACCGCAATAAGATTATTTCTGCAATTGGAAAAGCAAATAGCGAATCCCACGCAAACCGTGAAAAAACATTATCTGATGATGAAATTAAAAATATTGCTACAAGAATTTATGATAAGCTCAGACGAAGTAAGAGAGTTTATTCAGTTGAAGATATACAGGACTTAATTGAAGAATACATAGATAAATACGGCTGTTTTTCTTTGGCAAAAAGATACACACTTTACCGATATAAACAGAGCTTAATCCGTAAGAAAAACACTACTGACGATGCAATCCTTTCACTGATTGATTTAAGTAACGAGAACATCAAACAGGAAAACTCAAATAAAAACCCTACCATTATTCCTACACAGCGTGACTATATGGCAGGTGAGGTCAGCAAAGATTTGACTGATAGAGTTTTACTCCCCCAAGATATTGTCGAGGCTGACAGAGAAGGAATTATTCATTTCCATGACAAGGATTACTTTGCACAGCACACTTATAATTGCTGCCTGTGTAATCTTGATGATATGCTCCAGAACGGAACGGTTATCAGTGGCACTATGATTGAAAAACCACATAGTTTTTCAACGGCTTGTACAATTGCAACACAGATTATAGCTCAGGTTGCCAGCAGTCAATATGGTGGACAAAGTATCAGTCTTACTGCTCTCGCACCGTTTGTGGATATTAGCCGACAGCACATTAAAGATGAGTTGAGAAGAGAATGGAGTCAGTGTGGGTTTGAAACTGACGAAAATAAGATTGCCGAGATAGCCGAAGAAAGACTTCAGAAGGAAATCAACAAAGGTGTTCAGACAATTCAATATCAAGTAGAAACACTTTTAACAACTAACGGACAAGCTCCTTTTATTACAGTGTTTATGTATCTTAATGAAGCTAAAAACGAGCAGGAAAAGCACGACCTCGCCATGATTATCGAAGAAACACTTAATCAAAGATATAAAGGCGTAAAAAATGAAAAGGGTGTATGGATTACACCTGCGTTTCCAAAGCTTATTTATGTGCTTGAAGAGGATAACATTACTGAGGACAGCAAGTATTGGTATCTTACGGAGCTTGCTGCAAAGTGCTCGGCTAAAAGGCTTGTTCCAGATTATATATCTGAAAAGGTGATGAAAAAGCTAAAAGAAGGAAATTGTTTCCCTTCGATGGGTTAAACGGCTCATCTAAAACTCCGTGAACATAAATCAAAATGGTGTGCATTACACGAATAGGAACTGTAGGAAATGACAGTTAAGTAGTGTGCTAACAGGGGACTTTTGGGGTGAAATTTAGACTTGAACTATCCTGTGCCAAGACGCATATACAAGCTTTGTAATATGACGAATGTTAAAAGAATACAAAGGATTTTATGTGGATGAACAATGCAATATATATAATGCAAAAGGACATAAGTTGTCGCCGTATATAGGCGTAGATGGATATGTCCACATCACAAGAAGTGAGAACAATAAAAAATACAGATACAGAGTTCATACAATAATAGCTAATGTGTTTGTGCCGAATCCTAATGGTTTTAAATATGTGAATCATATTGACAGCAACAAACTAAATAACAGCCCTGAAAATTTAGAATGGTGTACAAATTCACAAAATGTTTATCACGGTTGGCATAGTGGTAATCGAACACATAAAAATAGAACAAAAGTATCTGTATATTTGAATGGCAAACTTATTAATACATACCCGTCTATTCGACAATTATCAATAGATTTACAATTGGATAGACATAAAGTAGCAAGAATATTGAAAGGGGAATCAAACAATTGTTACAAGTATAAGTTTGCATATGCGTAAGGTCAAGAGACTATCGAAAGCATAGCACAAATAGCTTTGTGTGATGAAGTGAGTAGAGTACATCTGAATAATGATACAGATGGAAGTGCGGAGTGAGCGAGTTAGCATAATAACTCCCAAAGATATAGTCCAGACTGTTGATACCGAACAGTCAGTGTAGAAGCTTTTTATCACCGTACAAAGAAAATGGTGAATACAAATTTTATGGCAGATTCAACAAAGGTGTAGTTACAATCAATCTTGTTGATGTAGCCTTATCGTCAGGTAAAGATAAAGAGAAGTTTTGGAAGATTTTCGATGAGAGATTGGAGTTGTGTCATAAAGCTCTCTTGTGCAGATATGAGAGGCTGAAAGGAACAGTGTCGGATGTAGCTCCGATTATTTGGCAACACGGTGCATTAGCAAGACTTCAGAAAGGTGAAACCATTGATAAATTGCTTGTTGGTGGTTATTCGTCAATATCACTTGGTTATGCAGGATTGTATGAGTGTGTAAAGTATATGACAGGCAAATCTCATACAGATCCGCAAGTAACACCATTCGCACTTGATATTATGAGATATATGAACAAAAAGTGTGATGAATGGAATGAGCAACTTGATTTAGGTTTTTCGCTGTATGGTTCTCCAATTGAAAGCACGACTTACAAGTTTGCAAAATGTTTACAGCGAAGATTTGGTATTATCGAAGGTATTACAGACAAGAACTACATTACCAATAGTTATCATGTAAATGTCAGAGAACCTATTGATGCCTTTGCAAAACTGCAACTTGAATCACAGTTTCAGGCATTAAGTTTGGGCGGTGCAATTAGTTATATTGAAACTTCTAATTTGCAAAACAACACAGAAGCTGTTCTGTCTGTTATGCAATTCATCTACGACAATATCATGTATGCTGAACTCAACACTAAAAGTGATTACTGTCAAGCGTGCGGATATGACGGAGAGATTGATGTAATAGAAAATGAAAACGGTAAACTTATTTGGAAATGTCCAAACTGTGGAAACACAGATGAAAGCAAATTGAACATCTGTCGGAGAACTTGTGGGTTGAGTGTAAGCCCACTTTAAACCGAATAAACTGCGGGGAAGTCCCCATAACCTTAATGGCTACAACATAGCTGGAAACGGCAAGTGTGAATGCGGTATAGGATTAAATCTGTCAGTCCGATAGGATAGAAACCATAAAAACATTAAGTAAGGGATTACCGAGTGTGCAAGTCACTCTTACGCAACGAAACTCCTTAACAGGCAACGCTGATGGAGGACGCTCAACGACTATAATTTCGGGGAATTGTTTCTTTCTTATATGAAAAGAGAAAAGGAGAGTGTAGTAAATAATAAAAGAAATTAATGATTATACGGGGTATTTTATTTCCGATACTGGGGAAGCATTTTGCAATTTAGGAAGAGGAAATCGAAATAGAGGAAAAATTATTCCTTTGTATAAACTAAAACCTCGCATGACAACGAATGGATATGCTCGCATTTGTGCCAGACAAAATTCTACTGGTAAAAGAAAAGATTTATATATTCATCGACTCGTGGCAGAGAATTTTATCCCAAATCCTCATCATAGACAATATGTTAATCACAAAAACACTATTCGTAATGATAATCGAGTAGAAAGCCTCGAATGGTGTACAGCAAAAGAAAACACTGAATATACATTACAAGTCAATCATGTTATAAGAAACCCTGACAACGGACAATATATCAGTAATTATACATACAAAGCATAAATTAAGTTGAAGAAACAATGAGATTGTATAGTCTACTCCCCTAATAAATATCGGGAAACCGAGGGTATAAAAGGATATAGGAACTAACTTCTGGAATCAAGGAAGAACACAAGAAATCAAAGAAAGATATGTACATTTAGGTGGCAACGAGTGAATTATATAAAAATCACTAAACACGATATTGCAAATGGTATTGGAGTTAGAGTTGTCTTATGGGTGAGCGGTTGTACAATGCATTGCCATAACTGTCAAAATCCTACTACTTGGGATTTTAATGCAGGGCAAGCATTTATAAAAGACACCATGTCGGAACTGCTTGAAGCGTTAAGTCCTGATTATATATCGGGGCTAACGCTCTCAGGCGGACATCCATTAGAGCAAGCAAATCAACAACAAATATCTAATATTGTCAAAACGGTCAAGACCAAATTGCCAAGCAAAACAATATGGCTATATACAGGTTATACATACGAACAGATATTGAAATCTAAGTTTATTGTAAACGAAATCTTGCCTTATATAGATATTCTTGTTGACGGTAAATATGATGAAACACAGAGAGATATTTCTCTGGCTTGGTGTGGTTCTAAAAATCAAAGAGTTATAAGAGTACAAAAAAGTTTGAATGCAGGAAAAATAATTACATTGTAAAAAAAGAAGGAGTGACGAAAATCAAAACAGCGAAAGAACTTGAAGAAGTTATTAACTTTTTTACACAGACAACAGAAGATTTAAACAATAGTATGGCAAATGAATCATTACACGACTATGAAACACAAGACATCCTGCATAAACTTGAACTTGAAGATGTATCATATCACGATACTGCCAAACTTGGAAAGGCTCTTGTAAAGGTTAGAGAAAACCGCAGAAATGCAAAAGATAGTGTTGAACTTAATACTCCTTTAGCAGATTGGATTAAAACACACTCAGATGTGTTGAAGTCCTTGCAAAAAGTGTTGGGAGAGACAAGAAAAATCGAAGATAAGCAGAATAGACGAATGTATATTCCGAGAACAAAGATTGTAGAGGAGGTAATTCATTGATTAATACCAGTTGGGCATTTACAGAAAATGCCGATGCGCTCGCAAAAGAAAATTTAGAAATACATAAGCAGCTTGCTCCAAAAGCAAAACAAGTATGGAAGAATTTTTACACCCAAAAATACGATATAACTCAAGACGATATGAAAAACTATATGTGTTATACATCGCAAGGCTACGGCTACGGCAATGTCACTTATAAAGTTTTGAGTAATCCGTTTAACTTTACAGATGATGAACAGGCTCTTATTTGCGATGGTGGCAATCTTTGTTTCGGCTATCGTAAATTGGGAAACCTCATCACGATCTATACAGACTAAAGGTGATATCAATGAAGTATATGGGTAGTAAGTCTCGTATTGCTAAATATATTGTTCCAATATTACAGGAATGTATTGACAGCAATCATGTGACTACATACATAGAACCCTTTGTTGGCGGGGGTAATGTAATTGATAAGATTCGTTGTCAAGAGCGTATAGGCTCTGACATAAATCCGTATCTGATAGCATTGCTCAAAAGAGTACAAGAAGGGAAACCTTTACTTGGTGAGGTGCCGAGAGATACCTACAACCTTGTGAGAGATGCTTGGAAAAACGGGGCAGATCAAAACAAATACGAACAGTGGTATGTTGGAAATGTAGGTTTTCTTGCTTCGTATAATGGCAGATGGTTTGACGGCGGGGATGCAAAGCCTACCAGTATAAAAACGCCTAACGGTAATAAAATCCGTGACTATTATCAAGAAAGCAAGCGCAATCTTGAAAAACAAGCAGGCGATTTATTAACAGTATCATTGGATTGCATATCTTATGAGTATTATCTGAAAACAGACTATTCAGGTGTGTGCTTTTATCTTGATCCGCCATACTTCCATACGAAAGAATTTGGAATTGCAACAAACTTTGATCATGTTGACTTTTGGAATTTTGCAAGAAGATTGTCAAAAAATAATTATGTATATATAAGTGAACAATATGCTCCAAATGATTTTGAAATAGTTTGGTCAAAGCCTGTATTACGAAGTATTAACGCTCAAAATAAAGAACATAAAACCGAATGTTTGTTCAAATGGAAAGGAGAACGATAAATGAACATTGTACAAGTAAGACATTTACAAGATAAAAACGCAAAAAGATATACATACAAAGTCCCAGAGAATAAATCCCTTAATAAAGGAGATATGGTTCTAACACGAAATGTTAATGGCAAAGAGAGTGTTGCGATTTGTGTTACAGATAGCGAAAACCTTTCGACTAATGCCATTGATATGATTATGTGTGGTGCTGAAGTGCTGAGTGAAGTTATTGGAATATATAAATGTTGTAAGTTTGAAACTGAATCCGAAATAGATTTGGAAAATATCATAGGTGAATACACACAAGCACTGACAAAATATCATACAGCAACAAATCCAGAGGTATAAAGATGGCAGATAAAACACGAGTTTTAAAAGAAAAAAATTATGAACTTGTAAACTTTTGTGAGTTTGATAAATACGCAACAAAAAGTTATTGTGCAGTTCATGGTGTGGACGAAAGTTTAAATTTAGGAGATATAACAAAAGTTGATGAAAATAATTTAAAACCATTTACTATGATATGCGGAGGAAGCCCTTGCCAAGATTTTTCAATATCGGGTAAACAGGCAGGCAGTATGTGGAAATGCAAAGATTGTCAGCACGAATACAATCCACTTACAGTACATTTTTCCACAAGAGATAAATGTCCAAATTGTGGTAGTTGCAATCTCGATAAGACAAGGAGTTCCTTACTTGTCGAATGGTTGAGAATTATCAGGGCGAATAAACCTAAATGGGGTATTTATGAAAATGTAAAAAACATTGTGGGTAAAAAATTCAAAGAGACCTTCGATATGTTTATTAACGAACTTCACGAATACGGCTACAATACATATTGGCAAGTTTTAAATGCCAAAAATTACGGAATACCACAAAATAGAGAGCGTGTGTACTTAATTATTATAAAAAAAGAGTTAGACAATGGTCAGTTTAAATTCCCTGAACCATTTGATAACGGTGTTCGATTTAAAGATGTTACAGAAGATAGCGTTGAAGAAAAATATTATGTTAATACGCCAAAAGCAAACGAGTTAATTGAAACTTTGATTAATAGCGGAAAATTAGAAAAAGATATCTCCAACACCGTAAAAACTGGGGGGGCGAGGAAGCATAGACCGACATCAATGGGATATGGTTCAGGTATAAAAACTGGACTATTCTCAAAGCAATGTAGTCAATTTGACAAAGAAATTGATGTCGCTAATACTTTACTCGCAAGAGATTATAAAGGATTTGGAAATCAAGCTATGAACGGAGTGATTCAATATCAAAATAAATAACATAAAGCCTATCATATTGGGGTGTGTATATAAAAATAAAGGGCAGTTCGCAAGTGGTCGTGGTGCTGTTTATGATAGTTTATATATTTCTCCAACCATACTTACAATGAGTGGGGGGGTAATAAACCAATGATTATTGTTAAGGAGGCAAAAATTGAAGAATCATAAAATTATTAAATACGGCACTCTCGGTGTAGGGGGGGCAAAAAGGAATAGTGTATTCAACGAGTGGTGTTTGCTGTTGTTTAGCAGCTTCTCAATATAAGGATGCAACAAAAATATTAGTAAGGATTGACAATGAAAACAAATATAATCAAACAAATAGGCAATATAACTCCGAATCCGAATCGTGATAATCCGAGTAGCGGAAGAGTTTACAATACAGAATATATTGCTCCCACAATTAATACCTGTCAGGGGGGGTAATCTACAACCGTTTATTATTGAAAGGAAAATAAATGAAAAAGATTCCGTGTGAATATAGAACAGATGAAGGTTATCGTCTGTTTAAAGATGATGCGTGTGGAACAATACGAACAATTGAATGTGGGGGGGTAAAAGAGTTATCGGAATTTATGATAAGTCAGATAATATTTTAATCAAACAAGCAACAAAGAGAGGATATATTGAATGTGAAAATGGGGGGGGGTAGCTGATTTAAGTTACCCAAGTAGCAAAACACGCAGAGGAAGAGTTCAAGAGTGTGGCACTATTTGCCCCACTATTACAGCAACAGAAACAGGAGTGAGAAAAATAGATAAAATAACCAATAATGATATTAGTGTGCTTGGTAATTATATGCCGAGCAATCACGAAGCAAGTAGAATTATTGACACAAAAGGCGTTTCAGCAACCGTTAAAGAAAACCACGGCACTGTCAATGCCGTGATAGACAAAACTCAGTACCGCATAAGGAAATTAACACCAAAAGAGTGTTGGAGGCTTATGGGTTTTTCAGATGACGCTTTTGAAAAAGCAAAAAATGCAGGCGTTAGCAATACTCAACTTTATAAGCAGGCAGGAAACAGTATCGTTACGCATGTTCTTTATCATATTTATGTGGAATTATATAAAGCAATGCCGTATTTGTTTGATGACCTAAAAGTAGGTAGTTATTTTTCTGGCATTGGAGCTTTTGAAACAGCATTAGATATGTTATATGAAAACGAAAATGCCAATAATTTTTACATACCAGAAATAAATTTTCAGGATTCTCAGATTTAATCTCCATTAGATAATACAGGAGAATAATGTAATAAAGGAGTGTAACTATGGAAATTATTAGACAAGGCAAACCTGAGTTGCAAGTAGTTGAAACAATGTATGAAAAAGAATGTTCGAGATATCATTGGTATAAAAAAGAATGTCCGAGATGTCATTGTCAATTTCGTTTTAATATTAATGAAACACATCATGGAGATCTTATATATGATGACTGCATGTATGTTCGGTGTCCGTGGTGTGGACATGAAATTCAAGAGTATTTTTAAAAGAAAGATTTTAATATGTTGCAAATGCAACGAAAGGAAAGGTCGTAATGACACACAAGAGACTTAGAAAGCTTTTACAAGCAACAGGTATACAAAGAAACAATGTAGAAGATGTTATTCGCAAATACCGAGAAGATTATTTTTATACAACAAATGAAGATGTTTACAATCGCTATTGTGTGCGTGAACTGTTTAGTGTGGTAGTTGAATTTGCAAACAGGAGCGAATGAAATGATTCAAATTATTAGACAAGGTAATTTAAAAGAACCTGTATTTAGATTTGTTTGTCGCAATTGCGGGTGTGTATTTGAAGCCGACAGAGAAAGCTATAAACAATGTTTTACATCATATAATACATTTATTTTTTCGGCAAATTGTCCTTGTTGTAAAACTAATGTGAGCTATGAAGAATCATTGTAACAGATAGGAGATATATGACACAGAAGGAGTATTAAATGATTCAAGTTCTCAAAGAAGGCGATCTTAAATCACCAGTAATTAGATTTAATTGTCTTAGATGTAAGTGTGTTTTTGACGCAGATAAGGATGACTACAAACTGATAGCAACTTCAGGTGACTTAGCATATATAACAAATTGTCCGCATTGTCACAAAAGAGTGGCTCATATGATGATAAAAGATAGGAGATATATATGATTTACTATTTAACTGATAGAACTCTTGCAAGAGCAATTGAGCGTTGCAGTAACGAAAATTATAACTACCTTATTGTCCTTAAAGATAACAGCAATTTTGACGAAATTGCTGTTTCGATTCTCGAACAGGCGATTATGAGCGATACATACTTAAATACTTCGTCATATTTAACCTATGACCGTATTTCCTTTAGAACAGGCACAATCACCATCTATAAAGATTCGTTAATTACAAACGATTTTAAGGGCGTTTATGATGAGATACTCGTTGACGAATGGGTAGAAGATAGTAAATGGGAAATCCTTGCCAAGCATACAAACAGTCACGGTTCATATAAAGAGAAGTATAAGTCAAAGGAGGAACTTAGTTTTGCATAAAAACATTGATTATGAGTCCTTACTTAGTTTTGCACAGGACAACCCTAACGCCGGCATATCACTGACAATATCAGAGAATGAATTTGACCAAGTAATTGAGACTATTATATCGGCATTGATTACCAACGAAACACCACCAACACAATTAGTTAGTTATCTGGAATATAGAACTCATCATATCTACATTGAATTTGTCAACGAAGCAACGCTTGAAATAAACACAATTGAGGGGTGATAAAATGAAAAGAAAACCTATCCCTAAACCAGTAAGATTTAAAGTATATGAAAAATACAACGGACATTGTGCATATTGTGGTTGTGAACTTGAACTAAAGGATATGCAAGTTGACCATATTGAAAGTGTGTATTGGTATAACGGTGTAAATGATATTGAAAACTACAATCCTACTTGCAGAATGTGTAATTTTTATAAATCAACAATGCCTATTGAAGATTTTAGAGGGCAGTTAGGCAAGTTAACTTCAAGACTCGAAAAGACTTTTATTTATCGTTTAGCGAAAAAATATGGTTTAATTCAGGAAGTTGAAAAGCCTGTGAAATTTTATTTTGAAAAGGAGGACAACCAATGAACGACTATAAAACCAGACTTTTATCTGAGTACAAAGAACTCGTAGATAGGATTAATAAACTGAGGGTGTTTCTTAATAAATGGGACAACGGACAACTTTCGTTTGTTCCAAAGCCCTCAAGGGCAATCTATTCAAGGCAACTTGAAGCAATGTGTACTTACAAGATGTGTCTTGAAAGTAAAATGTTGACGGACAGAATATCCTTTAAGGAGGTTGAAAATGTTTAAATTTAAACCATACATAACGGTTATTGGGGAAAACGGCTTAACGGTAGATTTTGAGTTGTCGCAACTCAGCACCTTTATGGTAAACAATATTGATATTGATAACGGGTTAGTTTGGTGTAATGAAGTTTATATTGAAACTAAGGTGATTGATTTATCAGTTCTCGAACGCAGAAGTTCTCGTTTTAAGTTATTTGCTAACACTGTTACACAGATTATTCTTCATCCTTATAGAGCAAAAAGTAAATCTCTAATCTTACATTTAGACATCGATGCCAAAGTTATACATAATAAAGATACGAACACAATTATTATCTCAAACTTATCAAATACAGAGGTGATAGAGAATGTGTAAAATTACAATTCTTCCTGAAACCACAACTGATCCAATCTCTCTTATAGGTAGAAGAGCTGGTATATGTCAGGGTAGGGATATTACAGATAAAGATAAAAACTACAAGCGTGGTCTTGAATGTATTAAATCTAATCACGGTAGAGCATTTGAGTTCGTCAATGTTGAATCAATTATTGAAGGGTACTCTGCCAGAGTGATTAGAGAATGGTACACACACATTGGTGGCAGTCCTACACGACTTCAGAGCAGTACACGATACATAAAGTATAACGATTTTGATTACATTATGCCAAAGTCGATAAAGACGGAAGAACAGCAGGTTTTGTTTGAAAATACTATTGATACAATTCAACAGGCTTTATGCAATCTTGAAGATAGTGGCGTAGCTCGTGAGGATATGGCTATGTTGTTACCTCTCGGTATGACTACAAAAATTGTAGACAAGCGTAATGTAAGAAATATTATAGATATGTCAAGACAGAGAATGTGCTCCCGTGCTTATTGGGAGTATAGGGAACTTTTTTACGAATATCTTAAACAATTAAGCAAGTATTCAGATGAATGGATAACTTTAATTGAGATGACTATGATGCCTAAGTGTGAGGAGCTTGGATATTGCCCTGAGAAATTTAGCTGTGGAAGAAAACCACAGAAGAAGTGATAAATTGTGGGGAGCAAATATATCCTACTTAATAGTAATTTGTTCCCCAATACATTAGTATAGGAGAGATTATTTGAAAGATTGGACAGGAAATAGTAAAAGCATTTATACAACATTAGGTGCTTCTAACCATACAGACAAAATAAGAGAAACAAATGATTATTATGCCACAGAACCTAAAGCTGCTGAACTTCTACTTCAAGTAGAAGATTTCGCTCCTGATATTTGGGAATGTGCTTGTGGAGAATGCCATTTATCTAAAGTATTTGAGGCTCACGGTTACAATGTTAAGTCAACAGATTTGATTTACCGTGACGGAGGAATGTCAGAAACATTCGATTTTTTAGCAGAGTCAAAATCCAATTCGTGGAACGGCAGTATTATTACAAACCCACCTTATAAATATGCTTATGAATTTGTAGAAAAAGCGTTAGATACAGTTACAGAAGGCAACAAAGTGGCAATGTTTCTTAAACTGCAATTTCTTGAAGGCAAAAAACGAAGAAAATTATTTGACACTAATCCGCCACAAACAATTTATGTATCAAGCTCAAGACTTTTGTGTGCCAAAAATGGAGAATTTGATAAAATGCGAGCAGGTGGTGGTAGTGCTGTAGCTTATGCTTGGTATATATGGCAAAAGGGTTATAAAGGAAATACTATTGTAAAATGGATTAACTAAAAGGAGGATAATATGCGAATTATTGTTGATATGATAACAGTTATAGTACTTCTTGTGTGTGTAGCACTTAACATAGGTGCTACGGTTTACGAACATAAAACTATATACCCAAACAAAAAAGCATTACAAAACCTTTATTGGTACACATACCTTATTGTACTTGTGGATGTTGGTATTATGTGGGGTATGCAGATAGGAAGTCATTTTTAAGGAGGTATATATGAAATATATAAAAAAAGCAATACCGATTGAAGCTTTTCAGTATAAGGGAGACTTCACTATTCCTAAGTGGGCAATTAAAGCGTATAAAGACGGTTTGCTTTATTTTAAAGATGATGGAAGTTTATATGTTCATACACTTGAAGGTGAAATGAAATGTGACTTGAATAGTTACATAGTTCAGGGTGTCAGAGGTGAGATTTATCCTTGCAGACAGGACATCTTTGAAGAAACATATATGAAGGTGGAAGAATGAAGAAAAGAATACTTGCTTGTGTTATAGTTATCATTATAATTTCAGTATTGATTGGCGGCTGTGCATCTATCAAAGCATCAATTAAAACCAGCGATATGTTTGAATACATAGGGTATAGCTCAGAAGCCAACTCTGAAATTGTCTACGATACAGAAACTAAAGTTATGTACGCTGTTCTTAGTAACAGATCTATGACTTTGCTCGTTGATGAAAACGGTAAGCCAAAACTTTGGAAAGAATAAAATTTAGGATTTAAAAGGAGAGCAAATAAATGGAAAGATTTATTATGCCAAGAGGAACAGGAAAGACATATCAGTTGATTTTAAAAAGTGCTGAAACAAACCAGCCAATTCTTGTACATAACAATGTACTAAAGAAATATGTACAAAAAATTGCGAATAACCACAAAATCGAAATTCCCACCCCAATTTCAGTAGGTGATATCTTATGTGGTAAGTGCAGAGGCAAACATTATGATGGGGTGTTGGTTGATGAATTAGAAACAGTTATGAGACAGTTCGTATCATACTTTTTGTCAGCTCCTGTGACTGGATATGCAATGAGTATTGATAACTAAAGGAGTGTTCGATGTTTTACATTACTGGAGATTTACATGGTGAATATGACATACACAAACTGAGTTCTAAACGATTTCCAATGGGTAACAATCTAACACGAGATGATTACCTAATTATTTGTGGTGACTTTGGCTTAGTGTGGAATAATGGAAATTCTGAAATGTATTGGCGAGATTGGCTTAATAACAAACCGTGGACAACCTTGTTTGTAGATGGAAACCACGAAAAATTTCCCTTGCTGAATCGTTACCCTATAATTAAAAAGTGGGGTGGAAAGGTGCATCAGATTGAAGATAATATCTATCATCTAATGCGTGGACAAGTGTTTGAAATTAACGGCAAAACATTTTTTACAATGGGCGGTGCATCGAGCCACGATATACAGTATCGCACAAAGAATGTTGATTGGTGGGAAGAAGAACTACCCAATGAAGCTGAAATGCAGGAAGGATTAGCAAATCTTGATAAGCACAACTGGCAGGTAGATTGTGTAATTACGCACTGTGCTCCAACCGAATTTATCACCAGTTGTATTAATATGAGGCACAGTCCAGACACTTTAACCGAATACCTACAGCACATTGATGACAAGTTGGATTATGAACATTGGTATATGGGACATTATCACCTTGATGTTACATTTGGTTCGGATTCAGAAAAGCAAAAGCATATTTTGTATAACTATGTAGATATGATTGATTAATATAGAAAGGATGACAAATATATGGGAATGGTGATTTGCCTTATATCACTTTATTTATTGAACGCAAATGGAATTATAGTACCTGATGGATGCTTTATTGTTACATAGAGTCTTTCTATTGTGACTGCGGTAGCAACTTTACTTTCAGCAATTGGTCAAGTAATGAGCGATAAAAAATAATTAAGGAGAATAAATATGGAAATTAAAATTAAATACTTTACAGACATCGAAAAGATTAAGCAAATCCCAAACGGAGATTGGGTTGATTTAAGGTCAGCTATTGATATCACTCTCAAAAAGGGTGAGTTTACTATTATTCCGCTCGGAGTAGGAATGAAGTTGCCGTTCGGCTATGAGGCTCACATTGTGCCAAGAAGTAGCACTTATAAGAATTATGGTATTATTCAAACAAATCACATGGGAGTAATTGATAATTCTTATTCGGGTGATAACGACCAATGGGGTATGCCCGTAATTGCAATGAGAGATACAACCATACATAAGAACGATAGAATTTGTCAGTTTCGCATCACACAGAAACAGCCTGATTTTGAGTTTACAGAAGTAGAATGTCTTGACACAAAAAGCCGTGGAGGCTTTGGCTCAACAGGTAAGCAGTAAGGAGAAATAATTATGATTACATATAATGATTTTGAAAGATATCTTACCAAAATTCAAAGAATCCACGAACTTGAAGATAAGATTTTGAATCTTGGTGACGAGTATAGTGATTTGGTTTTAGAGTATGTGTCGCCATTTGCATATCATGGCGTAACTATGGAAGATGAACTTATTGACTGTCTCGAAAAAGGTTTAAACCTTAAGCCTGATGAATACGGTGATACTTGGGTATCGTATTGGGTTTGGGAGACAGATTGTGGTCAAAGGAATACAATTGTAGAAATTAACAATAAAGAAGTAAGCATTGCAGAAATTGCTAACTTGTGGAAAGTTATCGAATGGGAAAAGTCGGGAGAATTGAATGAATAAGCAAACGATTGTAGTTAATCTTTATGGTCAGCCTTCCTGTGGTAAATCCACAGGGGCTGCTTATATATTTAGTCAGTTGAAACTAAGGGGTATTGACACGGAACTTGTAACTGAAACCACTAAAGATATGGTATGGGAACATAACGATGACGCTTTGACGAATCAGCTATACATATTAGGCTTACACTCACAAAGATTTTGGAGACTGAGAAATCAGGTTAGAGTAATTGTAACTGACTCACCAATCCTATTGACCGAAATTTATAACAGATTTGAAAAGTGTGGTTTTTACCCCTCAAAATCCATTGAAAAGTGTGTAAACGACACCGCCGAAGCGTTTAGTTCTCTCTTTGATAACTTAAATTTCTTTGTTAAGCGTGTTAAAAAATATAATCCAAATGGCAGATTACAAACCGAAGATGAAGCAAATAATATAGGTACACGAATTGAATCAATGCTAATTGAAAAAAATATCCCATATGAAATTATCAAAGGCAACCAAAAGGGGTACGATAAAGTCGTACAACTAATTGTGGATTACATTGACCGAGAGGATAAAATGGATGCTATTAAAGAGGATAGAGAAAGGAATGGATTAAATGTTGTTTGAAGTTTATAAAGACGGACAAGGTAAATTTATGTGTAGCGATATAAGCTGTTTACCAACAGAAACTCAGCTTAAAAGCATGAACAAAGATGGGTATGAATTTAAGCTGAACGGCAAGAAAGTAACGCTAAAAAGCGTATTGAAATTGATTGAAAAATAAATAGAAATAATAACAATTTAATATTAGTTAGGTAGGTGTTCATATGAAACCAATGCTTACTCCAAAGGATATTATGGAAATTTTTGGTGTCAGTAAAAACACTGCATATAAAATGGTTAGACAAAAAGGCTTTCCTTCGATTAAGGTGGGGAATAGGTATGTTGTTAGAGAAAGTTCCCTTGAGAAATGGATTGAAACGAACGAAGGTCGAGAATTTATTTTACTTGAAAGAAAAATTTGAAATTACATAAAATTTTACCATAAATTTTTTCAAAAACTCTTGACTTTATTCGTTTCATCCGTTATAATAGTCACTGTTGAGTTGAGAACAGACAACATTTTCAAAGTCACAACTGTTGTCAAACTGTTGTCAAATTCAAATTTTGAATTCAAAAAATGCAGTGTTTAAGCCAAAAGTAGGCACTTCGACTAACTGCCTTCTAAGCAGTAGGTCAGGGGTTCGAGTCCCTTTTGGCGCGCCACTTATGGTGGGATTAGCGTAGTTGGTTAACGCGCCAG